AGAATCGGACAATTCTCCGGGCGAATCAATAAGAATCTAGTTGCTCGTAAAAAAAATGAAACGGGATAATGAAAAGAAAATTGCTGCTCTTGGTAAGAACGATCCTAAACGTAGGGAACTTATTAATAAAAATAAAGACCTTACTGACATGAATCAAAAAGCGGCGTTACGTCTTACTCGTAATAAACGTAATAAGAAAATTGTAGGAGGCACTATTGGGGCCGCAACGGCTGCGGCGTTACAATATCAATTATGGAAAGTGACAGATCCTCAGAAAGCAGCTTTTGCTAGGGAAGGCGTCAAATTTGCTGGTAAGGCCGCTAAGTATGGGGTTAAGAACGCTGGTAAGGCTGCCGCTAAAGCATATAATATTGCTAAATACAACATGAGCGGCGTAGCCAAACGTAAATATTTATAAGGAGTAAATGAATGACTGAATATTACTCTATTCAATCTTCCCAAGATGTTATCGAACACTTCGGGATTAAGGGCATGAAGTGGGGCCAGCGAAGGGTTGTATCTTCAAGAGGCGCTGCTAGAGCTCAAAGAAAACTGACCAAATTAAACAAACGTATGTCTGATACTGCTATGAACCGATTTATGGATGAATTTGCTGGGTCGTTCCAAGGTCTAGATGGACAATATCGTCGTTATCAAAACGGTAGAAAGATTGAAAAGCAACAAGCTAAAATTCTATCGAATAAAAAAGGAATTTCTTATAAAGACGCATATAAGCAAGTTCGTAAACCTTATGATGGAGCTTATCACGAGGCTAGAAACAAATGGAAAGAATCCAAATCCAAATATGGTAAAAATGACCCTAGAACTCTTCGTGATAAAATGAAATATAGGGAAGAATTATATAGATCGAGTCGAAAAGATTTGATGGATAAATCTGGCCATTATGTTCATGAACGTACTATGTCAAACTCGTTCATTAATAATTATGGCGCTAATGCAAGTATGTATGGCGGCCGAGCTGCTGAATACCAAAGAATGGCTAGAAAAGCTGGATTGAAAGGATAAATAATTATGATTATTATTAATGAAGATGAAATTTACCACACAGATAACGTTCAAGATGTTATCGAACACCACGGAGTCAAAGGAATGAAGTGGGGCCAGCGTATGAAACGTTGGGGCGCTGCTGCAGGCAGAACAGCTATCAACTCTGTACGACACCCTATTCTAACTGATAGGTCCATTAAAGAATCAAGAAGACGATCAAAAATGGGAACCTTAATGGGTACAACACGGTCATTGGAATTCCGTAATCGTTATGTTAACGATATGGTCAAAGCTAATAAAAAATATAAGAAAGATAGGAATGCGGCGCTATCCCGTCATGGAGATGGTGATGATAAGATCTTTAATAAATACAGTCAAGATGCCTATTTCAGTAAGCGTAAAAAATCTCAAGGAGAATCTCGTAAAGATTATCGAGAACGTCAGACAATGGCACGTAAGAAAATGTCTGCTGCCTACAAAGATCTGAATAATAATTTTAACAGAGATATTGCAAACGCTAAAACAGCACGTAAGAAAGCTGCAACTTTAGCTGGCGGACGTTATTAATTAGGGGGGGTATAAATGAATTATATTTCTATTCAATCCTCCCAAGATGTTATTGAGCACTATGGGATTAAAGGTATGCGTTGGGGTATTAAGAGTCGTCATAAACAACTTAAAGATTTATACTCCAGCTATAAAGAATCAGACCGTCATGCTTCAAATACGTTACCTGCAGTATTCGACCAAAATCATCCTCACTACAAGTTAGGTATGGCTGCTCAACATCAATCTGCAGCAGATAAAGCGCTTTATAAATCTCACGTGAATGCTTATCTTTATAGAGAAAAATCCGAGAAAGCGAAAAAGAAAGGCAAGCAGATTAAACAAAAAGTCGCCAAAAAGCTAAAGAAAAAGATAGATGATAATTATGATCTATATTTAGGACATCGTTCGTTAGCGACCAAATATTATAATTCATATACTGGTAAATAAAGAAGCGGAGTCTACATGGCTCCCTCTTTTTTTGAATTTCCAAAATTTGCCCGGGTGTGATTTTCATCTCAAATTCGCATAAAATACATACCACATAATGAAAAGGAGGACAAACATATGTCGGATAAACTTAAACGTAAAGCTTGTAGAGTGTGGGAATACACAATGCTAGAGACGCCTATTTTCGTGTCAGTTGCCGGAGCAGCCGTTATTGGACTGTGGGCATACATGATAAAGAAATATGATCGTTAGCATCTATTCACAACTACATGATATAACGGAGTATTTACATATACTCCTCTTTTTTCGCAGGAATTCCAAACCCTATAATGAAATAAAATTTATTATAGGAGGGTCATTGTCATGACTAAACAAACTAACGAACTATCACTAAATCAAACAAATATGATTGAATTAGCGTATATGCTAAACGATGTCGAACTTGGAAAGATGTTGGATGATCAATATAAAATGGTGGTTGGCATTTCAAAAGCTAACTTACATATTATTGAATACACCAAATCGCTTTACAAACGTCTTCGTAGAGAAGCAGAAGCTGTTATTGAATCTATTTCTAAAGATGAAATATATGATAGAACACAAAAAATGTTTGAAACACATGAACGACTATCGCAAGTAAATAAGGATATTGTAGAGGGAATTAAAAACGATGAAGAAGTTAAAGATTATTTCACACAACATATAAATAAGATTACACCAATCGTAAACGAACGTAAAGGTGAATTTAAAGATATTGTTAAGTTTTATAAATCTTTATAAAATCATCAGAGGGTTAATTCCCTCTCTTTTTTAATCCGCAGGATTTACATACCATATAATGAAGAATATAGCTCAGCGGGAGAGCATCCTGATTATTCAGGAGGGGCGACGTGGTTCAACTCCACTCTATTCTTTTTTTTCGCAGAAATTACATACGCTATAATGAAAAGGGCTTAGCTCAGTGGTGTGTGGATATTTATCCATATTAGAGCGCCCGTATTCCCCACATTGGATAACGTGAATACGGATGGCTGTCGTCGGTTCGAATCCGGCACCCTTTTTTTTTGAATTTCGCAGGATTTACATACATTATAATGAAGGAATAAGCCATAAGAATATGCTTAGTAGGTTTTAGGAAAGCATCCAGAAATGGAAGTGCGGTGCGATGCCGCATATTCACTCCTTCGTTTTTTTTTTTTCAAAATCATTTAAGGAGGTTTGCTATGCCTATTAGCAAGAAAAGGAAAACTGTTAAAAAGACAGGAAGGAAATTCGGAGTTACTAAGAGAATGCCAAATGTACATTCTCTTCTTTTTAAATACATTCACTCATATTTCGATGAGAAGATTGGAGAGTATATCGTGTATGTGAATTTGGTAGCTAACGACGTACCAGTAATTATGTCTGGATTTATCGATCCAGATAAAAGTTATTTTGAAGGTATCCGTATTCACAACCCTAAACCTAAGCGAGCACATACTGCACAGACGGTTTATATTTCCAAGAAGGACGCACCTATGTTCTTCGCAACAATCAAGGCATATTCACACACAGTTGCTGATATGTTAGATGAAGGAGAGAAAGCGCCTATATTGGATATCAATAACGATGGGGAATATTTTCCTGATAAACTTATTGGTGACTATAGGAAGTTAACTTAATCGCAGTAATTACATACCCTATAATGAAATAAAAATATTGGAGGACAACATAATGACAAACAAAGGATTTTTAGGTCTTGTTAACTTTGTAGACACACCGCTTGAAATTAAGGAAAACGACAAATTTATTGTTAGTTGCCTTAAAGGAGCAGGTCAAGGTACTATTGAAGGTTTACTGACCGTAGGAACTGCTGTTGTGGCGTTATCATTGTTGGTACGCAATACTAATAAGGAAGAATAAGAATAGGAGCTTAAAGGCTCCTTTCTTTTTTGATTTCACCAAGCTCTCCATAAATAATTATTTTTAAGGAGGAAGCCTCAACTTTATTCAGTCAAATTTACATATGGAGGGTTTTGTGAAGTCAAGTAAAGGAGGTAATATACATGACTTTATTTATGTGGATTTTATCATTGTTTATGGTAATTGACATCATTCGGACATTATTCAAAGGAGGTAAAGATAATGAATAGACCCGAACCAATTATTTTTATAACTAGACCTGATTTGTTACACGAAAACGCTAGTGATATGCTTAACATTATGCAGAACCCTGCGATTATCCAACTTAAATATGAGAAAATGGAAGCTGCTTTTAAAAAATTATTGTAACGCAGTTTTTACACATCCTATAATGAAATAAAATTTAAGGAGGACTTAATATGTTCAGAAAATGTGTGCGAGAATTAGGATTTCGCTTGTTGGCGTTATACGCCGTGTTGGAAGAGGATTATGTAAAGAAACTCGAAAAACAGGGTTACATTAACGAAGATAGCGAATTTCATAAACGTCGCTTGAATACAGTTCAAAGCGTATTAAAGAAACTTAGAAATGAAAATTTCTAAAGATTAGGATATGAAAATATCCTTTCTTTTTTTGTGAGGAGGTACAAATGGATAAAGAAGTATTGCAACAAATTATAGCAAGAACTGCTACTGAGAAAAAGCAAAATCGGAATGTTACAATTTCCAGCTTAACGAAAGTTGGAGTAATTTTATACTTGATTAAAAAGGTTTGGGATATTACATAGGGGGAGTAATAATGTATATATTAAACAACGACAGTTTGAAAGACCGTAGTTCACTAATTACATGGTTATTTTTTAACAAAAAGCTTAGAAAAGATTGTAAAGAAAGTATCAATACATTGGTTGATGATATCGATAAAGTTGACCGAGTCGAAAAACGTGCTTATGAAATTAAGGATATTGATTCCGAATTACAATTGGCAGTTTTGAAAAAAGGTATGACTGAACTTTATTTGAAATGTGTGGAATGCGCATACACTCCCAAAAAGCATATACCCCTGTCATATATTTCTGAGTTAGTCATTATACTACGAGCATTAGATAAAACTTTGGATGAATAAAAGGAGAAACTAATATGTTTAAAAATATGTTTAAAATTGAAGGTGTAGAATTTGAAGACAAAGACATGCAAGAAGCGTATTACCGTGGACAAGTCGATGGTCGTGCGAATGAACAAATTAAAGGTGCTGTTGGTATGGCTGCTACAGGCATCCTTACCGCAGTTGCCTATCTTATTCTTGGTCGACGAAATACCAAATATAATCGCGAACTTAATGAAGCGATTGGGGAAGAAGGTAAACTAGGCGAATCTATGTTTCTTAAGGACCAAAATGACGAATTGCGTAAGATTTTTGGAGATGACTAATGGAACCAATTAATCGATTTATATTTGAGATAGATGGTAAGGTGTATTCATTTCAAGATGTTACTATATGGGACGAATCATCTCGCTATTGGGATACAGGTGAGTATGTTGAGAAGAAAATAGGTGTTATTATACCTTATTATCAACATATTAGGGATGCGTGTCGATTTGCAAAGTTGACAATACCACCAAAGTGTAAGCCTACATTTATTATCGGTGGTAAAGTTCATGATGATTATTCATTAAAGAGTATGAATTTTCATAAGCCAGAATTTGGTTCACAGTATATTGTGTTGCATTTAGTGAGGGCGGTATAAATATGATTGGAAGACTTATAATTAAATACCAAAACAAAGTATATTCGACAATGGTTCATGAGAATGTTACGGAAGAATTCGATGCTATACTTAAACAAAGCGTGGTTAATATTCATTTTGTTAATAACGAAATCATGCGTTTGCTTCGTAAGGATTATTTATTAAACAATTCTAATGATAATTCTCTTCTACTAGTGAATTTTCTCGGCAAAACTTGGATACTCACAACCATATATTTGGTTCCTCCCGTATGGAAAGGTGACGCGGATGTTAGAGTAACTCTTAAACCAGCCATATTGCCGCCCGAATTATCACCGGTAAAATTCGTACCAAATGGTGCGCAGGATTTCCCTATGCTATAATGAAAGGAAGGTAAAAATATATGAGAGAAATTATGATGGCTATATGCTTTGATGGGCTTAACATGCAAATAGAGGAACTTCAAACGAAAATAGCTCTAGCTGAAACAGAAGCTGAGATTATGGATCTTAATTTGAAATTGGCAAAACTCGTTGCAGTACGGAACGAACGTGACAAAAACAAGTTGAAGCCGGAAACAATTTTAAGAGCTATTATCGATGTAACTGGAATGGCTGGCGTGTTATATTTCGAAAGAATGAACATTATTACATCCAAGCTCTGGGGAGTAGTCAGCAAACGATTTTTCAAATAAAGGGATTACTTATCCCTTTCTTTTTGTGAGGAGGTAAACATGACAGATATTGTTATGACGAAGGAGACAAAACCAAAAAATCCAATTATTAAGAAGTATGTTACGCGGCTTGATGACAACCGTTTTAAAATTGAAGTATCTACAAATCTTCAAGAAATTGGTATGCAAGGATACGAAAGATATACTCGAATGTCCGATGGTGTGCAAAAAATTGAACCTGAGATTTTGCATGACGAATTGTCTATATTTAAAGCGGGTATTATTACATCGGTAACACCTTTACAATACAATATTCGTACTGACAGATGGACATATGAAATTTATGTGTATGGTGTATTTAATGGTGAGCTGACTCCTAAACAAATTATCAGAAATTATTATTTGAAAGGAAATGGAATAAATGTGGGAGAAAATTAAATATGTATTAGAAAACAACTTAACAGATGTGTTATTCATGTTCGCATTGACGTTTCTAGTTTTATGTGTAGAGACAATTGGTTTCTTATTGATGTTAAATCTTATGAGCACGTTGGGGTTCTTAGGTTTCCTAATAGCATTTACTGGAATGTTATTTATTGGGTTTATATACCTATTTATGATGGTATCCATCATTGAGAATTTGTATTTATAAAGTGAGGTAAAAATGGCTAGACCAATTGTTAAAACGTCTGCTGAATTCAAGCAGACAATTATTGATATGATTAAAGCGATGCCGCTTGATGACTTTTTGTTAATTCCAAACAACGAAATTGACAAATATATCGCTGCGTGGACGGACCCAGATGAAAAGGGTAACAGTCCTGCACAAGAAGACTACAAACGATATTTCCAATTCATCATGACAATTCCGCCTGAAATGCATATCGTAGATATGGATTTATACTATTTCCGTATTGCCCGTAAGATTATTGACTCTATGTTGTTATCTATGTTAGAAACTTCATATTACAAAACTGTATTCGGAACCGCGGATGTAATGCATGAAAACTATCAATTGTTATACGAATTGATATCCGAAACGGCAAACAAAATTGAAAATGACCCGGACAATCGCAGAGCATATATGAGCGCTACTGAACTGCGTAAGGAATTCGAAAAATACTATGACAAAGTATTAGAAGAAAATCATGAGGAAGAAGGTTGAAGTGATGGTTTCTACCGAAGAATATACCCTGGTATTGTCTAAGGAAGAATTCTATGATACGGTTGTACAAAATATACGTAAGTTACCGTTACAAGAATTATTTTTCATAGACGATTGGTATATCGGTAGGCTAATTCGAAATTGGACTAAACTAAAATTCGAAGAGGACTATCGGAGATATATATTTGGGTTACTGATGGTATCGGATAACACTGAGAAATTAGATAGTGAGCTTTGTTTGTGGAATATATCTCGAAATATGGTAGATGAGTTAATCGCTTCATTGGCTGAAGGATTTTACTACGATGAGATGGAAAGTATAATGGGAGAGAACTTATGGTTCGAACCATTTGCCCATCCAAAAGAATATGCCGTCGACAAAGAACACATTAGATATTTTCTTGATGTGATTGACACAATATATAACCGTGTTGATACAAACGAGTGGGACACCGTAACATGGTTGCGTTATTATTTAGGAGAGGATTATTTAACATGAAACAACATATTCGCTTAGAGATGGACTATGAACAAATGAACCATCTTTACGATACCTTTAATGCAAGCAATAAAGGTATTGAAATTGATGTACCTAATTCAAATATGGTAATTCATTTTGTGAAAGTGGAGGAAGATGATGAGTAAAATGTCATATACACCGAAGAGTTATGTTATTAGTTTGTGTATATCCGTATTCTATTACAAATGTGAGCTGGGTTATTTTGATTTCGGTGAAGACAGTTATCCTCGCCACTACGACCATAGTATTCGTACAGATGCTATGGCTATCAAGAAGTTTTGCAAATATAGATTGGAGCTAATCTATAATGAAATTAATATCGTCCGCGAACGTAAAGGACTTCCTCCGGTTAAATATATGGCCGGCCGTGAGGAATGTCTTGCTGGATTATAAAAATCCGCAGAAATTACATAGGTCATAATGAAACGATAAAAAATAAAGGAGGGCATCATCATGTCAAAGAAAAATGTTTCAAAAAATATTGAGGAAGTTGTAGACGCTACCGGGAAGGTTGCGGAACAAGTAGCTGAAACTGTTGAAGAAACAGTAGAGGACGTTCAAGACACAATGACAATTGAAGTCGAAGAACCAAAAGGTAAGGTTAAACAATGGATTGTTAAAAACCGCCCATGGTTGAAGAAAGTTGGATTTGCGACACTTGGCGTTACTGTACTGGGATTCGCAGCGAAAGCGCTTGCAGACGCATCACGTAATGACGGTGACGACGCAACTGACGAAGATGATTTTGATCTTGGATCTGACGACAGTGATAACACTGAAGAATAAGTTTCAAAAGGATATCGAGAATAACACTCGGTATTCTTTTTTTAAAATTAGAAAGGAGAAGCTAGTGAAAACTTTATTTGGTTTTTTGATTATGTTGTTATCTGGGGGATTGCTATATGCAATGCTGTATACCGCTTTGGTATATTTCTTTGCGCTTGATGTACGAGTCGCAGGATTTTTGACGGGAGGTGTCGTGGGATTGGCCCACTATGTCTGGGGATATACAACAGGCGAAAACAAAAACTAGCGATGAATAATTATGGCAGTAGTGCTCGAAGACTATGGGGCGGTTAAAGTTGAAAACCGTAACCACACTGTAACATTCTATATTCCATTAGATGGTCCTCGAGATATATTGCTCGCGGATTTTGCGACGGAGTTGAATGTTTTTAATGATAGAATGACATTCGAAGGCGAACGATTTATGGCTATTTCTGGAGTTAGGAAAGAAATGGCACCAGCGGACGCTCGATGGATGGCAAAAGTAGAAGGGATTAGGTCATAGGATGGCAACAGAATATAACAAGGTGAAAACTAAGGTAAAACCTCTTGATGAGGCGAATGAGATAATGGATAAACATATCCAACCAGTTGCAAAGGGTCGGGTGAAAAAATCCGGGGTTGGAAAATGGCTCGGAAATGTATTCTTCGGTGAAGAAGGATTTCGTGGCTGGTCGGGTCACATGTTTTATGATGTGGTCGTGCCAAGTATCCAAAATGGTTTGGCGGATATGGCTACAACGGCTATCCAACGAGCTATTTTCGGACAAGATTATATCCACGCTCGCAGAACTACACCAAGTTACTGGGGACGTGGTGTAAATAATGTTACGCGTATAGACTCTTGGCGAGACGCGAACCGTCAGGACTATACACAAAGCTATGCTAAGCGCAATCGCAAGGCATCAAATTATGTTGAAGAAATTATCTTCGACACACGTCAGGATGCACAAGAAGTATTTAACATCATGCTTGCTAATTTGGATGCGTATGGCGTAGTGACTGTGGGTGATTTCTATGAGTTATCTGATCAACCGTCTAAATTTACAGACCAATCGTTTGGTTGGACTATTTCTGGAAACGGACAGGGCTTGCAAGGAGCTCGTATCGTTGCTGCTCGAGGTGGAGGATTTAAAATCCAATTCCCTCAACCTGTGGAGGTGTGATATGTTAAGTAATTTTGATCAGATGAATATCGAAAATTTAGTATTAATATCTAATGAAATTTATTTTAATACATTAATAGATAAAGGACGAGTTTCTGAGGAAGATCTAAACAATGTACTAAATACTTTTATACAATATATTAAACTAAAAGACTTAAAAGTGGATGATGTTCGTCAAGTATTGAAAATTAGCGATAACCTGTTTATGAATGACAAATGTCCCGAATGGTTTAATGATAAACTTAAACAACTTGAGGGGGGAATAACATGCTACCTGAGGATTTTAGTAATCGTAATAAATTAGGCGGTAAATATCTTATTGCTCTAATGGAAAAAGACGAGTATGAACCTGAGACACCAACTCAAAAACGTATTCGTTTGGTTCGTGAAAGAAAACAAAAGTTTAATAAAAACTTAAAATCATTTATTGGAGGAAAGTAAAATGAAGAAATTACTAGGAACTTTATTCTTATTGTGCACACCACCAATCGGTTGGGTTATTCTTGCCTACTTATGGGCGAAAGGAAAATGATATATGCATGAAAGATTATCAATTATCCATGGCCTGTGTTATATTACACAACGGTATTCACACCGACACGTGGTACGACATCGACCATTATGAAATCATTAACAATCAATACTTGATCAAATATCGAGGTAAATGGTATAACTTCGATAGAAATGTATACAATATCGGTTATTTCTGGGTTACTCCTGATGTACTTAAGAAGCAGGAGTCAGAAGAAGCATTCATCAACAAAAAGATTGATGAAGTATATTCACTAATTAAAAAGGAGCTCGAAAAGTGAGAATTAGAATTTATCCACGTATTTCAGGAGTTAGACCTATGTTATTTTCAGAGGTCGAAAACGTAAAAGTCGTTAAAGACGGAAAGAATTGGTCTATTGAATTTGATCATATTGATCATATTAGTAAAGAGCGGAAAGTAGATGCACATTCGCATTTCACAAGTGAGTCCGCTATGGCGTACACTATTTTGTCAGAAACATCATTATAATAAAGGGGTATAAAAATGAAATTCAATTTAAACGCAGTAAAAGCTACAGCTAAAACAACTTGGGTAACAACCAAAATTCTTAGTAAGAAATACGCACCAGTTATTTTGTTAGGTGCAGGTCTTGTTGGATACGGATATTCTGTATATGAAGGTATCAAATCTGGTAAGAAACTTGAAGCTACAAAAGCTAAATATGAAAAAATGGAAGCAGCTGGTGAAGAATTCACACGTTTCGATGTTGTAAAAGATGTCACTAAAGACGTTGCTGTACCAGTGGCTATCGCAACAGCATCCACAGCATCAATTATTCTAGGTTTTGCTATTCAAACAAACCGTCTTAAAGCCGTATCTGCAGCGCTTGTAATGGTTACAGAAGAACACGCTCGTTACCGTCTACGTGCTAAGACAGTCCTTGATGAAGAAACATTCAAGAAAATTGACGCACCACTTGAAACTAAGACTGTAGAAGTTGATGGTGAAGAAATTGAAGTTGAGTCAATTGTACCAAACGAAGGTGATTTCTATGGAATGTGGTTCAAGAAATCACACAAATACGCTTCTGACTCACCAGAATATAACGAAGGTGTTATTAAGGAAGCAGACAATATCCTCACAGAACGCATGATGCGAAAAGGAATGTTGACATTCGCTGAAGTATTAGATATTCTTGGATTTGAAGTTCCTAAAGCAGCTCTACCATTTGGTTGGACAGATACTGATGGGTTCTATATTGAATGGGACGCACACGAAGTATGGAACGATGACAAACAAGAAAATGAAACCCAATTCTACGTACGCTGGAAATTACCTCGCAACCTATATGCGACAACAAACTTCCATGATTTCGTGCCTAAGAAAACTAGAAAGGAATTGAACTAAAATGAATACACCTGTTAAAGTATTATTGGGTATTGTGGGTGCGGCTGGCGTCGGATACGGCGCTTACCGTATTTACAAATGGTGGAAAGAAGAAGATGCTTTAGAAGCTGAAGGGTTGTCTTATGAAGAACTCATCAAACAAGCTGAAGCTAAGAAGACTGAAGAAAAACTTGCTGCACAGGTGGAACGAGAAGAAGAATTCGCGGAACATATCCGTGAAATCGATGGGCTGCCTAATGATGGCCTTGATTGGTATCGTACACCAGATAATGATATTCGACGTGAACTATCACCATATGAGAAACGTTTCGGGGTTGACTATAATCCACTGACGGAAGAACTCATTACTGAAGTGGATATGGATGGCAATCATTACGAATACGTACAAAAATTCAAGGAAGGAACAAAACTACTAAACCATCGTGATAGTATGTTTACTGCACGCTCGGTTATTAGTAGCACAAGGGAAATGACAGCTCAAATTAAATCTTTAATGGCAAACGATATGGAACATGACCGTCGTATTTATGACCAAAACACAACTGAAATCTATGACTACTGGCGTGCACTTGTTATGGAACGCTATGATATCCAAGATGAGCAGCTGCGTGATAACTTAGCCGTGTTATTCTCATGGGAATATATTCCAATAAAGGAAAATATCGGTGATAAGAACATCCGTGAAGATATTATCCGTGACCGTACGGAATACTTCGGTGCTGGTACAATCCATTCTGATTGGGCATCTATTGGTGAAATGATTATTTACTACGCTAAGCAACTTGCCTTTGCGACAGGTAAAGCTGGAACTGAAGAACAATTCGCAGATATGATGGTTGAGACCTTAGGACTTGACCTAGAATATGACGAAGACCCAGTAATCAATGACACAATCATTTCATTCGTGGAACGTCACCGTCTTGGTAAAGAAAATGTCGATGGTACTTATGGACTATTCCATATTACTGAAGAAGCGTACAAAGAGTCTGCAAGCTTGTGGCACGAACACAATCACTTAATTAGCGATATTGTGGACGAACGCTTTATGCCAGAATTTAGAATTCAATACACAAAAGAAGATAGTTGGTTAGGAGAATAAAATGTTAAAACAATTAGTGAGTTTGTTCCTGCTTAAGACAGGACTAGTGAGTGGACATATTAAAAATCGCTTAGAGGAATATGTCGAGGGTGCGCGTGTTATTCTTTCAGATTGGAAGGATTATAATTGGAAAGTATGGTATAAAGAAATGCCATACTTTGACAAAAAGTTATTCGACTTCCAGAAATTTACTGATGGTAATTCATGGAAAGTTATCCAGTATCATATGGATAAGACTGCTAAATATGTTGTTGGCGATTACAACGTATTATTCAATCGTACTGGTAGAATTCGACATCTATTGGATTTCTCTGCAGGTAACAACTTCCTAATCCTTTATAAAAAGGGTTGGGATTTACCATGCATCTGTATTCTTTGGAACGCTCCTGATGGAAGTAATAATGCGGAACTATATAACCGTATGTTGCATTTCGCATTGAATAGTAATACTAAGGAACTAGTTAAACTTGTGAATATGTATTGCTCAGTATATCCTATGTTTTCTATGACTTCACTCTCAGAAAAATCCCAGAGGATATATACATTCGGAATTCAGGAATATACTGAAGGAGTAATCAACGACGGTTTATACGTGAAAGAAAGTGAGGTAAAAGGAAATGATAAAGGGAATTTTATCATTCTTTAGCGGTTATGAGGGCTCAGAATATGATGTAAAGGAGAGTGGGATTAAAACCCACCTCGAAAACTTCGCGAAGACTGAGTCATTCACTCCTGTATTATCCCGATGGGCTGATATTTATAACGGGGTAATGCTAGAACACAATATTAAAGCCCCTAAACTAAACATTTTTGTGGGAACACGATACAATCTTATGCAGGATACTAAGAATGGTGGGTATTATCCATTCATTCTTATTTCTGAAAAACCTAAGGACCTACGCATGCTTATTTTCCAAAGCATTAAAGAACAACAACTGTTCTGTATCGATATGCTTAGGGAAGAGTTGAACTTCGATAAATATATGGCCAACTCTATCAAAGAGGGTCGTATGAAAATGTTTCGATTTAAGCATGATGGGGATTATTACACCGCGCATCCTAATATTTATTTGACACAAATATATAATATAGACAATCCGTTCTTAGAATACTTATTTGGTAACATACCATTTTCAGCACACAAACCGGAAGGTACAGAACTACATATTCACAACTACTTCCTCTTGTCAACTATTAAAGAAGAAAATTACTATAACTATGATATTCTACAGAAACCAAAGTGGATTGTAGACTATGAGAAAAAATTGAATGGAGAAAACTAAAATGAGATATTCACTAGACATTACACGCATCCCCGTTATCAAACCTTCTGACTTTGAAAAACAAGCAGAAGAGTATAATGAATTATACGAACTTCTGTCATGCGAACCTGAAGACCAAATGATGGTGTGGCTTGATGCTATTTTACGTCATCTTTCTAATGGTGGATCTGTAACAGTGGCAGACTTACGAAGAACTGCTGGTCTTGAAGTTGAACCGCTTGACGAATTCTTTGGTTGGAGTAATTCTATTTCTCTACAACTCAAAGTTGAAGACCATAAAATCAAATTCCCGCTTATCCATTTGCGTCGTTTGACTCCTCCTATTTATCCTGAGGAAATCAATTGGTCTGCATTCGACACCGTACGTCGTGAAGGTAAGGTAATTGATAATTTCGATTACTACAATGAATTCATTTATGATATGCAGAAGGTTCACAAACTATCAGACGAACAAACTCGACGTTTTATTGCTGGTGAACCATATTGGGAACCTGAAACTGACTTGATTACGGGGGTAAACAATGGTTAATACTAAACAACGTGTTAAGTCAGATACTATTGTTGAGGTCGAATATAATGATGAAAAATTCTATAATATATTCTTTAATGTAGACACGTGCGAAACTAAAGACGGTTTGTTTTTGACTATTGCACATTGGGTTCCTAATAAGAATGAAGAAGGAAAAACCATATATATGGTTACCAATATTGCTTTGTCCAGAATTAAAGAATTTAAAATGTTCAGCTCTCAAGAGGATTTCAATGGATACCATGGTATTTATCCCAAACCAACATGGCAGAATGATGGTGATATTGTTCCTGAATGGGGTATCGGCAAGAAATATAAGATTGACGTTGAGTATCGGGATAAGGACAACAAACCGGGAAGAAATGGAATAATTAAATGATTTACAAAATTAATTCATTTGGTATGGGCATGTTTAAAGGAGTTAATCACGGAGAGACTCCTGATGTGAACTCTTTATTGTTGGAGAGGCTGAAATCGGGATTTAATTTACTATTAAATTACGCTGCTCCAATAACAATCGAAGTTAAATATGTGAACACTACTGGGGATATTAAGACCATACGATTTGAAGATGTCGTAGCTATTAGATGGTGGCCTGGTGGTGAATTCTGTGAGATAGAATATATGTCAGGTAACGATTTTATTACAGTTGAAATTTTGAAGGCGGATGTTATGGCTATTGATGAAATCATCACGCCTACTCCGCTCACTGGGAAAAGCAGGAGGGTACAATAATGGCTAATGGTGTTTTACATGTCAAATATATTGACGATGAGCAAGCTCGAAATATGAGCGGATTTGCAATACATATTTGGGAAGACGTTAATGATTTCGGATTCTTGGACAATGGGATTAATCTTCTTAGGATTGATTTAAACGACCAAGCTCGTAAGATAGTATATATTCCTTTGTCGAATGTGGCTATGGTTGAATACTTCGAATCTAAAGAAGATTTCGAAAAAGCATATCCGAGAGTAAGATAAAGGAGTAAAGAAATGAAATGTGTTTATATTGAGCATACTAACGGTAAAGATTTTGACCGTTATGATGTAGTAACTAATGTTGAAGTACGTGACACATATGTCTTAATTTCGTATTTACTTACTATGCCTGGGACACCTAGTCAAGTAATCATACCTATTGACCCAAGTCGAATTAAGAAGATTGATATCTTTAAATATTCGAAAGCTGAAAAAGAGCATTTGTTTAAGACTATGAAAAATGTTAGCGTAGAAGAACACTTTGAAGGGGAAGAAAATGACAAAAGTAAATAACAACACAATGCGTGAGCAGTACGACGGACAATACAAGACATTTTGTAAGAAAAATAGCGACTATGGTAACTCATTTGAGGAGTCTTTGGACAAGCACGGAATCGTGGCTAGCATCGTCCGTATGGGCGACAAAATGAACCGCTTAGAAGCACTCACGGACGACTCTAGAACGCAGCAGGTGGGCTCTGAGAGCCTCCTAGACACCTTAGAAGACCTATCTAACTACGCTGCGATGACTGCATGCTGGTTGAAGGGTGTTCGAGCTGAAGATGGGGAGGAAGAAGAGGTTGGTCATGTATATGTGTTCGGTCAAGATGAACCATATATGACTTTCAAAAAGCCTAAGAAAGAAAATCCTGATGACTCTGCTGTTGACTCAATGCGATATGCTGCTGAGGATATGATGAATGACCCGATTGTTCGTAAAAGAATTAATGAAGAAATCATTTCATATTTGCATAGCTACGAACGTCAATTAATTATTGAGGGTGTCGCTGAAGAATTAGATTCTCAAATTGATAAAGAATTGGAAAAGTTTAAAGAACAATTCATGGAATCTATGGAAAGTAATGCTAATAGTATTACAGTTAAACAGGATGTAGAAATTCGTCTTTTCTCTAAAGAAATTAATAGTGTCATGAATTTACTAGTTCAAAACGTTTTAGATCAACGTAGTCCTGCGAACGATTTAGATAACAAATTACGTCAAGCACACGACCGCAATATGGTTTATAAAAAAATAGCATGTCTCATTATTATTACGCCATGGTTATCTTTCGATGGATTTTCTAATTATGTAGATACTTTTCGTGAGTTGATGCCTGATGAAAAGCAATTGATTAAAGAAGGCGTAGCCACTGAAATTTATTCCCAAACCGACAAAAATCCCGGGGGTGAAGAAGAGTCTGAATTTCGGTCCAAAAAGTTCCATATTCCGACGGAAGAAACTAAGACTGAGAACCTTACTTTCAAGCCACAAAAAGAAGACAAAGAAGAAAAAGAGCCGCTTAATGAGAAAATGTTCAAGGCAATCTTATGGCTCTTCCATCCAATAATTGATAAGGACTATCGAAGTGATGATAAGGGGTAACTAAGATGATTTTAGATAGTAAACAAATTGTGGTTGTGCAAGATAAACGCAACCTAAACGAATCTTTATATTACGACGTTGTGGATGTTTATATTAGTATGCATGCTATGAATCCACAAGAATTTATTATAGTTGAGTCAAATGGCGTTAAACATCATTTCCCAACTGAACATTACAAATACAAAATATTTACAAGACAGGAGAAACAAAATGACAATTAATTTAGAAACAGCACTTGCTTGGATGAAAAACCGTGAAGGACAAGTATATTACAGTATGGAGCACCGTGATGGGCCTGACTCATACGACTGTTCATCATCTATTTATTACGCACTACGCTCAGGCGGAGCCGTATCTGCTGGTTGGGCAGTAAACACTGAATACCAACACCAATGGTTGCTTGACAACGGCTTCGAGCTTATTGCCGAGAACACACCTTGGGATGCTCAACGTGGCGATATCTTCATCTGGGGACGTAAAGGGCAGTCAGCAGGTGCTGGAGGCCACACTGGTATCTTTGTTGATAGCGATAATATCATCCACTGTAACTGGGCATATAATGGTATCTCAGTAAACGACCACGACGAACGCTGGGTATATGCTGGTAAGCCATATTACTACGTATATCGTCTCACAGGAGCTGGTACCGCTAAGCCAGTTGAACCAGGTTGGAAGAAAAATAACACTGGTTGGTGGTATGTACGTCAAAACGGGTCATACCCAACAAACCGATTCGAATACGTTGCAGAAAATAAATCATGGTTCTACTTCGACAAAGATGGATATGCATACACTGACCGCTGGTTGAAACATACTGATGGTAAGTGGTATTGGTTTAACGCCAAAGGTTATATGGCTACGTCTTGGGTCAAGATTGGTGGTAAATGGTACTACTTCGACAAAGACGGAGCGATGAAGACCGGTTGGGTTAAATACTTCGACAACTGGTACTACCTAGATCCTAAAGATGGCGATATGAAGTCCGACCAATTCATTAAATATAATGATGGTTGGTACAAACTTCTTCCGGATGGTAAGCTTGACAAACAACCAGCATTCAAGGTTGAACCAGATGGATTTATTACCACCGAGCCTCTTACTACACAAGAACCTCCTAAAGAAAAGGACGCTAAGTAATAATTATGAAGAAAAATACAAATTCACCAGTAGTGCTAGACGCGTTTGACGCAAAGTATATTAAAGATGTGGACGGGATTATAACTGGCTGGAAGCTTGTATTGTCTCGAAATCCTATATTATCTACCTTATATGGGGAGATTGTCCGGGTGAAAATTGATGGTTTTGAGTACCTTGCAAGGGTCGCAAACAGCTATCAAACGGATAATTCTTTGGTGAATCGGGTGGAATTACGATGGATTAAACGTTCTAAATAGGTATATTTCTATGGAAAATGCCCAGAAAAACTTCGGGTGACTGTAGGAATTTGCATTGATATTGTAGGAAAATTGGTCAAAAATGGCTAATTTTGGCTTAAAACTATCCCCCAAAAAATCTGAGGAAATTTGGGGTATTTCTAGGTGACCTATAATATTGATGTAAAAAAATGAGAAAAAGGTGAAAATTTTATTAAAATCCCCTATTTCTCCCCCAAAAACGGCCCCTTTTCCTATTGTATACTGGGATGAGTTGAAAATGAACTAGTATATATATACAATGGGAGATAGGGCCAAAATGGGGTAAAAAAGGGTGATAGTAGAAATGGAGGTATATTGGTGGATTTTTTAGACGTATCTATCAAAAAGTTCACATCAAACAACCGAACGGTAGATTATGAAGTATCTCCAGATTTTATTTTCGGAGATACTAAGGATTTAGTTGTTAAAGGCTCCAAATTCTATGCGTATTGGAATGGTTCTTATTGGGATACCCAACAGAAGAACTTATTTTACGATATTGACACTTTACTTTGGCGTAGAGCTAAAGAACTGGAAGAGGGTAGACCTGGGTTACGAATTGATGTAAAAGAAATTAGAAGAGCATCTGTTGGTAAGTTCAGGCTATTTCAAGATTTCTGTAAAGCTTGTGAGTCTGGCGATATTTCTTTCAACCAAAAGATATTGTTCTCTGACCACAAGATGAAGCGACATGACTATGCTACTACTCAATTAAATTATACACCAACAGAAGGAGAAGCTCCCGCCTTTACTGAATTGGTTGGAACTTTATATATGCCACAAGAACTCGATAAGATATTGTGGTTTATGGGTGCATTATTAACGAACAACATGTATAAGATTGAAAAATTCATGTATTTGTATGGTTCGAAAGGTAGCGGTAAAGGAACTGTCCTAAAGATATTTAAAATGTTATTCCAAGATTACTGTGCCCCTATTGACTTGAAACTGCTCACAAGCAATGACCAGTTTGCAACAGGACAAGTTCAAGAGGTACCATTGTTAATTGATGAGGATACTGATATCAGTCATATTCAAAACGATACCCCGTTATTGAAATTGACGAGTCATGAAATTATTCAGGTCAATAAGAAATTTAAGGAACCTTATTCTGTCATTTTTAATGGATTGTTAATTACAGCATCAAACCAACGTTATAAAGTTCGTAACGTTGACTCGGGTATTACTCGACGAGCCGTTGTTGTAAATCCTAGTGGACAGAAAGTTAGTCATACGAAATATAATCAATTGATGGCTCAAATAAAATTTGAGTTGCCTTATATTGCTCATATAGCGATTAATCGTTTTGAGGAATTAGGGTTTGATTATTTCGATGAATACTTCGATATTGAGATGGCCGAACAAACAGACCATATCTTCGATTTTATTCGTTCTAATGCAATTTATATGCAGGATGGAATTAGCCTTCGACAACTCGGAGAACTGTATAAAGAATATTTGGAAGAAATGGGTTGGAAGACAGATGGTTATAAAGCTGTTATCAAACGAGAAGCCCTGCGTTATTTTGATACCATGGTCAAAGATAGCGCTATAGATGGTACTCGCGTTAAGAATTATTTCAAAGGATTTAGATGGAATGTTGCATTTCCTGAAGGACTTGTCAGCACAACTAATCCTGATGAAATGATTGTTCCTGATAATTGGCTGAAGTTCAACTACAACAATAGAGTATTTAATAGACTTGCTGCAGATTATCCTGCACAGCTAGCGCAAAGAAATGGAAATCCCATGATGAAATGGGATGATGTGCGTACAACTTTAAAAGATATTCATACGGACAAATTACATTGGGTTAAAGTTCCGTTGAATCATATTGTTATTGATTTCGATTTGAAAGATGAGAACGGTGAGAAGAACCTTGATTTAAATATCGAAGCCGCATCTAAGTTCCCACCAACATATGCCGAGGTGTCTAAATCCGGACAAGGAATTCATTTGCATTATATCTATGATGGTAATGTCAATGAGTTAGATAATTTGGTAGATGAGCATATTGAAATCAAAGTATATAAAGGCAATGCCTCTCTGAGACGAATTGATAAAGGCTCAAATAATCTTCAACCATCTCATATTTCATCGGGCTTGCCGCTGAAAGAGAGAAAGGTTAAGATGTACGAAGACGTAAAAGAAATTACATACACGGAGAAGACTCTTCGTAAATTTGTAAAAAGACAGTTGGGTCTTATTGAGGGTGAGAAACCAAGTCACCCAAATACAAAACCAACAATCGATTGGATTGCAGACCAAATTCAGAAAGCATATGACATGGGTCTAGAATATGACTTGACTGATTTGAAGCATGATGTATTTCTTCGTGCTCTGCGTTCAACCAATAACAGAGAATATTGTTTGGCTGTATTCCAGAAAATCCCATGGTCGTCTATTCGAGATGATAATGGAGCACTGGAAGATAAGCTGACAAGTGGAACCAAGATATATCCAAAAGAGGAATTAGTATTCTTCGATATTGAGGTCTATCCAAATCTGTTTGTTGTTGTGTGGAAGAAATATGGAGAAGACGAATTTGTGAAATGGGTTAATCCAACTCCAGACCAAATCGAACATCTTCTTTCATTTCCTCTAGTCGGTTTTAACAACCGTCGATACGATAATCATATTCTGTATGCGCGATTACTCGGATGTGATAATTTAGAATTATTCCGTCAGTCCTACAGAATCGTCAACGAAAAAAATGCGAAGAGTGGAATGTATGCGGCAGCTTATGAATTAAGCTATACCGATATTTATGAGTATTCTCAGAAGAAGCAGTCACTCAAGCGCTGGGAAGTTGACTTAGGAATTAAACACGTCGAGATGGAAATTCCTTGGGACCAACCAGTCCCTGACGAGTTAGTTCCAGTTGTAGTCGATTACTGTGTTAACGACGTTGATGCAACTGAGAAATTATTCGACGCTATATATGCTGACTACGTTGCGCGTGAAATCTTAGCAACCATTTCAAAAGGTTCGATGAATGCAACTAACAATCAGCTCACTGCTAAATTTATCTTTGGTGACGACCCTAATCCACAAGAGAAATTTAATTATGTTAAACTTGATACTATTTTCCCAGGATACAAATATGAGTTCGGTAAGTCATATTACCGTGGCTATGAAACTGGTGAAGGTGGATTTGTGTATGCTGAACCTGGTGTATACAAAAATATCGCTTTGCTTGACGTAGAATCTATGCATCCGAATTCATTAATCAATATGAACTACTTCGGACCATATACTCAGAGATATGCAGACTTACTTAAAGTTCGTGTATTACTCAAGCATAATAAGGTTGATGAAGTTAAACAAATGTTTAATGGTATCTTGGTTCCATTCTTGGACAACCCAGAATATCGTAAGCCTTTGGTTACAGCGTTGAAGATTGTAATCAACTCAGTATATGGAATGACCTCTGCCAAATTCGATAACAAGTTCAAACACCCAGACAATATTGACAACATCGTTGCGAAACGTGGAGCTTTATTTATGGTCGACTTGAAATTTGCAATCGAAGAGCAAGGATACAAGGTCTGTCATATTAAGACCGACTCTGTTAAAATCCCAGATGCTGATGAAAAGATTATTAAGTTCGTTGAAGACTTTGGTAAATTACCTAAATATAACTACAAGTTCGAACACGAACATACTTACAAACGTATGGCTCTTATTAACAATGCTGTGTACATTGCTCAGCTTGAAGATGATGAGTGGTCGCCAACAGGAGCCGAGTATGCTAACACATATTTACTCAAACGTGTATGGACCAAAGAAGAATTAGTTGATAGAGATTTCTTTATCACTAAACAATCGAAGGGTCATATTTATCTTGGCGACGAATTCGTTGGTAAGGTCGGTTCTATTTATGCTTCCAAGTCAGGAAGAGAATGCATGTGGACTGAAGATAATGAAAACTTCAAATCCATTGCAGGAACAAAAGGATATTTATTTAAGCAAACTTCCGAATTCGATTATGAAGATGTTGATTTCTCTTACTACGATAAAATTGCAGTCGATGGACTTAAGAAAATTATCAAGGTTGGGGATATTACTCAAATCGTTGACAACATGCCTAAGGACTATGTCGATGCTCTTGAGCTCCAAGACAAATATCCTGATGCTCAAACAATTTCTATCAATCACGGAACTCTCAAAGTAAGAAAACCTGAGACCGCGTGATTGGATATCCTCGCGGGTTAATTTTGGGATTCGCAGGATTTACATGGCACATAATAGAGAGGAAGAACAAAATTCTGCTGATTTGTTCTCCCTTTTTCTTTTTTTTGAATTAAAGTCAGACTCACGTCATTTAGAAAGGACATTACTATGACTAAAATTTCACAAATTTCAAACTCCCAAATTATTTTGGAAGAAGTTGAATTCTTATTCGCTCGAAACTTCAGTGGGCGTCAAGAAAAATACAATCGCGCAGGTGACCGTTATTTTAACGTTAAGGTAGACCCAGAAGATGTAGAACTTCTACAACAATATGGTGTCAACGTTAAATTGTATGAGCCTAAAAATATCACTGATGAGATGGAGGAGAAGATGGCTGAGAATCCAGACATGTTTGGACCGTCTTATTTCTTCAAGGTTCGTGTATATACACAATTCGGTTTGCCAAGCATTGCTATTATTTATGATAATGGTGAAACTCCTATCGATGAAGATATTGTACCAACTGACCGTATGTATTTGAACGACAAAAGTCAGTTAGCTATGTTGGACGATATGGAAATTGCATTGTGCGATATGACTATCGCTCGACGAGACCCAAGTCCAGATGGACAGTATGCTCGTCTTAACTTGAAGAATGCTTATATTCGTGTAGTGGATAATCCACTCCGTCGTAAGTATGGCTTCTAAAATTGAATTATACGACTATCAACGGCGGGCGGTTGATAGATTGCATAATGGTTCTGTATTGTGCGGGAAGGTCGGTTCGGGTAAATCCTTGACCGGCCTATTTTATTATATGGAAAACCATAGCGATTTACCACTTTATATTATTACAGTTGCTAAGAAGCGTAATGACAAAGAGTGGCATCATGACCTAGAAATGCTCGGCATTGAAGGGACAGTTGACTCGTGGAATAATATTACAAAGTATCTAGATGTTAAAGATGCTTTCTTTTTATTTGATGAGCAACGAGCTATTGGATATGGTTCATGGGGTACATCTTTCATTAAGATTGCTCGTAAGAACAAATGGATTATGTTAACAGCAACACCCGGAGATGTTTGGATGGATTGGATGTGTATATTCTTAGCAAACAATTTCTACAGAAACAAAACTGAATTTGTAGATAGACACGTTGAATACAATCCATATTCTAAGTTCCCTCAGATTAAACGATATCATGAGGTGGACAGACTAGAACGGTTGAGACGTCATTTAGCTGTGCCCATGGCTGATTTTCGAACAACCAAAACTCATAGACAATATATTAATACTGCTTTTGATAAAGAATTGTATAAGCAAGTTATTGATACGAGGTTTAATCCATTTACTGAGACTCCGATAATGAATGCTTCGGAATTTACTCAAGTTCTTCGTAGGATAATTAACACAAGCCCACGTAGAATAGAAAATGCTAAACAACAAATCATGACTCGTGAAAGAATTATTGTCTTTTATAATTATACCTACGAGCTCGACATATTGAAAGATATTTGTCGAGATTTGAATAGGGCATATTATCAATGGAACGGTCAGAAACACGAACCTATACCCGATGCTGCTGAGTGGGTATATTTGGTTCAGTACACGGCCGGAGCCGAGGGATGGAACTGCATAACTACTGATACGATTCTGTTTTATTCACTGAATTATTCATATCGCGTGATGGAGCAATCAGAAGGACGAATTAACAGAGTCAATACCTCCTTTAATGATTTATTTTACGTTTATCTTAAATCCCCGGCTTCTATTGATGATGCTATCGAACGCTCAATTCGTAGTAAAAAGAAATTCAATGAAAGGAACTGGATTGATAAAGAATGTCCAAACTTGAAAGAGATTTTCAACGAGCCTTAATTCAGGATATTCATCAACGATTTCCTGATGCAATTGTTAAGAAGAATGATTCTGGCCACATTCAAGGTATTCCAGATTTATCTGTGGACATCGGTCCATATTCTTATCATTTAGAAGTTAAGCGTAGTGCTAATGCTCCGTACAGACCTAATCAAGAATATTACTTAGACAAGTATAATTCTATGGGAGGTTGGGCTCGCACTATATATCCAGAGAATAAGGAGGAAGTTCTCAATGAAATGGAACAGACATCCCGAATTCGAAGGTAAACATTCATTTTTGAGTGCTAGTCAATGTCATTGGCTTAAATACAATCCTGAAAAATTAGTAGAGCGCTTTGAAAATGAAAAAGCTAAACAACGTGGAACTGAGCTTCATGAGTTTGCCAGTCAAGCAATTCAACATAGAATTCGTTTATTACCTGGTCACACTCATCCTGCAGTTGCTAATTTTGTTAACGACGCAATTGGATATCGTATGGATAGCGAAGTATTGTTATTTTACTCTCCATATGCATTTGGTACAGCTGATGCTATTCGTTATGACCCACCTAAGAAAGATAATCCTCGTGGATTTCTTCGGATACATGATTTAAAGACTGGCGTTACCAAACCTAAAATGGAACAATTGCTTGTTTACGCTGCATATTTCTGTTTGGAATATGGTGTTGCTCCTGAGAAAACGGACTTTGAGCTTCGTATTTATCAAGGCGAGAACATTGACACATTTATTCCAGAAGCAGAAGATGTCTATGATGTTTATCATACAATAAAAGAATTTTCTGGGATTTTAGAAAACAAACCTAGATAGAAAGGACCATATTCCCAATGAATTTAGAAGAAGCTTATGAGGATATTATTCTGCATAAAGGTACTCCTCACCAAGGGAATATCCCACACAGTGGACGATATGCGTGGGGTTCTGGTGAGAATTCTTATCAACGGGCTACATCATGGTCCGATACTGTCGCCAAATATCGTAAGACGGGTTTAAGCGATACTCAAATCGCTACAAAACTAGGACTCACGACAAGTGAATTTCGTGCTCGTAACACAATTGCCAACCAAACCATTCGTCTAAGAAATCATTCTATGGTAATTGAACTAAACGAAAAAGGACATGGTCCAACTGAGATATCTCGTAGGACTGGTATTCCTGAGTCGTCTGTTCGTATGTATCTTAATGAACAAGTTAAGAACAACATTACAAGAATGGAAAATATTAAGAGTGACCTTAAAGCTCTTATTAAAGAGAATCCATATTTGGACGTAGGTCTTGGTTCAGCACAACAATTAGGTATCAAAGAAAATACTCTTAAACGTGCTGTTCAACAATTAGAAGCAGAAGGTTATCATATGCATAAAGTATATGTTAAGAATGCTACCAATGACAATCACTGGGTAGAAATGAAAGTTCTTACAAAAGAACCTAATCCTGATGTTGTGCGTGAACACAAACACGAAATCGCTCCTCCTAATCTATATAAAGCCGAAGACGGTTCAACTAAATTAGGTTTAAAACCAATCCAACATATTGATTGGAAACGCGTTAATATTCGATACGACGAGCAAGGTGGTACCGATAAAGATGGAGTTATGGAACTTCGTCCAGGGGTCAAAGATTTAGACCTTGGTGGTTCTAGATACGCTCAGGTTCGTATTGGTGTAGGTGGAACTCATTATCTTAAAGGTATGGCTGTTTATGGAGACCCTAAAGATTTTCCTAAAGGTGTCGATGTTATTTTCAATACCAACAAGAAAAAAGGAACTCCTAAAGAAGACGTTCTTAAACCTTTAAAAGATGACCCTGATAATCCATTTGGTGCTCAAATCAAAGCCAATGGACAAAAAGGCGCTATAAATAAAGTTAATGAAGAAGGAGACTGGGGAACTTGGTCTAAGACCTTATCTTCTCAGTTTGTTTCTAAACAACCACCTGCTCTTGTTAAAGGTCGTATTCAAACTACGTATGAAAAATTACAAAAAGAGTTTGACGAAATTAATAATTTGACAAACCCAGTTATTAAGAAAGCACTCATGCAAGATTTTGCTGATGGCTTGACAACAAAACGTCATAATCTTAAATTAACTGGCTTCGATAGAATGAAAGGTCAAGTTATTTTGCCATTGTCTGGTATCAAAGCTAACGAAATATATGCTCCTAACTTTAAGAATGGAGAGAAAGTAGTTCTTGTTCGATATCCTCATGGTGGTATTTTTGAATTACCAGAATTAACAGTTAATAATAAACTTGAAAAAGGTCCAGCTAAATTTATGAAGGGCGCTAAAGATGCAGTTGGTATTGATTCATCTGTTGCTTCTAAATTATCTGGTGCTGATTTTGATGGCGACACTGTAATGGTTATTCCTAATAATAAAAACGGAATTGCAACTAGTCGTTCATTGAAAGAGCTTAAGAACTTTGATACTAAACAGTATTATTCTGATAATAAACAGTTATTGACTCGTGACTCAAAAGGTAATTGGACCATGAAGCAACGTCAAATGGGCGAAGTATCAAACCTTATTACCGACATGACTCTTAAAGGTGCTAGTCAATCTGAAATTGCTAGAGCCGTTAAACATTCAATGGTGGTTATTGATGCAGAAAAACATAATTTAGATTATTTACGTTCCGAAAGAGAGAATCGTATTCCTGAATTACGTAAAGCATATCAACAACACTATAATGTTATTACTGGTAAAATGGAAGGTGGAGCTTCTACTCTTATTTCAAGGTCTAAGACAGAACATCGAACATTGGAATACTGGGAGCATCATCGTACACCAGAAGAACTAGCCGCTAATCCTAAACTTAAACCAACGATTAAGAAATCTAGAACTATTGCTACAGACCATGTTGTAGAAATGGTTAAAGATGCTAAGACACTTGGTTCAGGCACCCCTATCGAAAATATGTATGGCGATTATATCAACGCTCTTGGTAAGATGCGTGATAAAGCTAACACTGTTGTTAGTACAACACCTAACATGACCATGTCTAAAGAGGCTAAACTACAGTACAAGTCTCAAGTTGAGTCTCTACAGAACAAACTAAACCTTGCTTTAGCCAACTCTCCTAGAGAACGTCAAGCACAGCTCATTGCAAACAAGGTAATTGCTGAGAAACGTGACCCTGACATGCAGAAAGACCAGCTCAAGAAGCTTAAACAACAGGCTATTGCAGCTGCTCGTGTACGTACTGGTGCTGACGGAGCGTCTTCTAGGATTACTATTGAGCCTGATGAATGGAAAGCTATTCAGTCTGGTGCTGTGAGTACTAAGATGCTTACTGACATCATACGCTTCTCAGACTCAGATAGGCTTAAGCAGTTAGCTACTCCTAAGAAGGAAGACTCTATCAGTCTATCTACAGCTAACAGAGCTAAAGGTATGCTTAAGAACGGTAGAACGTACGCTGAAGTAGCAGAAGCTTTAGGCGTTAGTGTGTCTACTGTACAGAACCTAGTCTAGAAAGGAGAACTCTATGGATGAACTAGATTACGTTAAAGAGACGTCGGTCGTTGATACTATGTTAACAACGTTTGACAACCCTTACAATCCTTTCGACGACTATGATGCTTGGTCTCGTTGGGACACTGAACATGGCTACAACACACCAGAACTCTTAGCTGAAGTCATTGGCAACACTGATGATGCGTTAGATGAAGTTGAGATTGCTCAACGCCATGCCACTGCCATTAATTACATCATTGATGATGGACCAGTTGCTGATGTTTGGACTGTGTGTAAGCCTACAACACCAACACCTATTCGTCTACCAACAAATACATAGGAGACGTAACTGCAGACCCATAGGGGGAGGGTCCGCAGAGAAACCCCACCCCCCTGCATCGCCCCACCACCCTAAAATATCCCCGGAGTGGGTTAAAACTCAGATTCGAGGATACCAAAGTGGGGTCAAAATACACTGAAAGGAGGTAGACCATGTCCCAAGAGATGGCTGAACACGTACAAGCTCTGATACACTGGTTCTTTTCTCCTGAAGTTCTTTCTCAGATTGGTGTGTACATTGGTGTTGGAGCGTCGATCGTTGGTTTTGGCTCAAGAGTATTCCAAAAACTATGGACTAACTTGGAAAAGAAGCAAAACGAAGAAATTGAGGGTATTAAAAATTCTATGAAAGCACTTACTGTTAGCTTTCAAGAGATGCAACAAACCCAAGAAAGAGATTTTCTTCGTTTACAAATAGTTACTGGAATACAATCTGAAAGATTATCCGTTTCCGAGATATTGTCACTATACGATTCGTATGTTAATAAAGGAGGAAACTCCTATATAACAAGATTAGTTAATGACTATATTGAAGAACAAAGACATAAGGAGACTAAGAATGACAGTTGATAAACTTATTGAAATTTCAACTTTAATTGTTTTCGTTGCGCCAGTGGTTCTTGAATTGGTTAAATATTTGGGAGCTGCTACACACAACAAATCAGTTACAACTTTAGCAGAACGTGCTATGATTATTGTATCTTCATTGGATAACATGTTGTTACCTAATGATGAGAAGAAACGAGAAGCGTTAGAAAAACTTTTGAGTTTCGCTAAAGAAACAAAAGTTAATTTAACGGTTGATCAAGCAGAAGACTATATCGAACATGCTGTTCGTGTTCTTCGCGAGCTTCAGGAGAAACCGGAGGTAATCGAAGATGCCCCGGAAGAAAAATAAAGACGACTATTTAATTCGTCAAGCATTCACTCCAGAAGGACGAATGCAACAATTAACTAAGCAAGCATTTGATTTGGCGGAAAGACAGTTACAAGATGGAACTATCGCTCCCAGTACATTGAACGCATTGCTTCGTTATGGTACAATTGAAAACGAAATCCAGTTGGAAAACTTAAAAGCTAAGAAGAAACTCAATGAATCCAAAATCAGTTTGATTGACAGTGAAGTAAAAGGAAAAGGAGATAGCGAAGCAGTAATCGCTGCAATTCGTGGTTATGCTCCATCTGAAGCACTATGACATCATTATTAACAACCGATAGAACGATTCTTCAAGATTTGAGTTATTCTAAACTTATAACATTTGATTCATTTGGTGACAGATTAAATTATCTGTCATTAATAAATAGAGGATACAAATCACCTCGAGAGATATCTAATAGATTCTATCGAAGCAAGCTTTGGCGAGAACTTAGAGATTATGTTATCGCTAGAGATATGGGTTATGACCTAGGAGTTCCTGGTATCAATATCGAGGGACGAGTATTAGTTCATCATATGATTCCTGTAACCGAAGAAGACTTATTAGAATGGAATGAAGACATTCTTCTCAATCCAGATTTACTAATAACAACTTCGTACGAAACTCATGCTATAATCCATTATAAGAAAGTTTATCCCGAATCTAATTATGTTGAAAGAACGCCTGGAGACACTAAATTATGGTGAGGTGGATATGACAATTCTAAAAGACGTAAAGTCTGTTTTAGATTTTGCTTCGGAAGAAGACGACGGGTTTGATTCAAGATTAATTATGGAGTTAGACGGTATCATTGGTGAATTGTCTCAACTAGCACAACTTAACAAAGACTTTGTTATGAGTGAAGATTCAAATTGGGAACAATTATTAAATACCACTGACACACACTTACTTCGATTGGTCAAGCAGTATGTTTATCTTAACATCAGAATTAAATTTGACCCTCCTGCTGGGAGCGTACTTACTTCCCTAGAAAAATCTATTCAATCTACTGCTCATCGTATAATCATCCAAAAGGAGGATTTTAATGAGCCTAAATGATGAAAAACTTATTGCTATTGTTTCGGATCTAGATACCATTGAACACCACGGTGTCAAAGGTATGAAATGGGGATTCCGAAAACTTAGGAACCGATACGATTCCCGCAATAAAATTAAAAAGGCTAATAAAGCTGCAAATAGTAAATGGAATAAAAAGTATAACAATCGACATGTTATGACTGATAAAGATCTTCGAAATGCAACTAACAGATTACGCATGGAGAATGATTTCGCAGAGCAAATCCAAAGAGCAAACAAAATCAATAAGACCAATAGCGGACCTACTGTTAAAGGTACTCTTAAGAAAGCTGCAGGATTTGTTGTTCCTACAGTCGCTGGTGTAGCTCTTAAGACTGTCGCTAATGACTTTATGAAAAACAAACCTAAGGATTATGCTCCTTTAACAACGCAACTTGTTAAAGTAATTAAGAAATAGGAGATAACGTTTTGGTATTATCCAATAAAGCTTATCCGGAAGAATACATGAAGTTCAAAGAAGCAGTTCTTAGAGGTGAGATTCCGGTAAATCGAATGGTGTCTCTGGAAATGAACCGTATTGACTTCTTAATTGAGTCACCGGATTATTACTACGATAATCAAGCGATTGAAGGCTTTGTTAGATTTTGCGAAAATGAAATGACTCTAACAGACGGTAGCGATGTCACGCTATTACCGTCCTTTAAATTATGGGCCGAGTGTGCCCTCGCTTGGTTTTACATTTCCGAGGACAAGGTCTACAATCCTAAACTCGGTAAATGGGAAATAAAAACAAAATTTAAGCGACTCACGACCAAACAGTATCTTATTGTCGGACGTGGTGCTGCTAAATCACTATACTCAACATACATGCAGGCATACATGTTGTTGATTGACACATCTACAACCCATCAGGTAGTTGCTGCTCCAACTATGAAGCAAGCTGAGGAAATTATGGGTCCATTTAGAACTGCTTTAAGTAGAGCTAAAGGTCCTCTGATTCAATACATGGTTCAGGGGTCTAAAATGACTGGTAATCTTACTCAGAAACAATTATTGGCATCTACTAAGAAGGGTGTTGAAAATTTTGCCACGAATAGTCTCTTAGAAATAAGACCTATGTCAGTTGATAAGCTACAAGGTTTAAGATGTAAGTACGCTTCTGTAGATGAATGGCTATCTGGGGAAGTTAGAGAAGATGTCATTGGGGCAATTGAACAAGGTGCTTCCAAGAATGACAACTATCTCATAATCGCTACATCTTCCGAAGGAACTGCTCGTGACGGTGTCGGGGATACTATCAAGATGGAGCTGGTAGACATATTGGAAGGCCGATATTTCAACCCGCATGTATCTATCTGGTACTATAGACTCGACGACGTTAGAGAAGTGGCTTATCCTGAGCTATGGATGAAAGCCAATCCCAATTTGGGAGCTACAGTTTCCTACGAAACTTATCGAAATGAAGTAGAACGTGCAGAGAATCAACCTGCTACAAGAGCGGATACTCTCGCTAAACGTTTTGGTATTCCTGTTGAAGGATACACATATTTCTTTGTATATGAAGAAACTATACCGCATAGACCTCAGAACTTTGATGGTCTAGAATGTACATTGGGCGCCGACTTATCACAAGGGGATGACTTCTGTGCATTTACATTCTTATTCCCTCTTGGTAGGGGAAGGTTCGGTATAAAAACTAGGTCTTATGTTTGTGAATCGAAACTTAAAAAGTTAACCTCGGCCATGAGAAATCGTTACGACGAATTGATTGCTGAAGGAACTCTTATAGTTATGGATGGGGTAGTCTTAGACATGAACAGAGTCTACGACGACCTAACAGCAATGATTTATGAGCATAAGTATGTTGTATACGCTTTCGGTTATGACCCGTATAACGCTCGAGAATTTGTTGAAAGATGGATTCGCGACAATGGAGAATACGGTGTTGAGAAAGTAATACAAGGCGCCAAAACAGAATCTGTACCTATGGGAGAACTTAAAAACTTGGCTACAGAACGTCTTCTTATTTTCGATGAAGAACTTATGAAATTCGCTATGGGTAATGCTATAGCAATTCAAGACAACAACGGTAACTACAAATTATCTAAACGTCGTGCTGATGAAAAGATTGATAATGTTGCCGCGCTTATTGACGCATGGGTTGCGTATAAACGTAATCTAGACTTATTCGGATAGAAAGGCTGAAATACTATGAGTATGTTTACTGATGGTTTACAACATGCCTGGTCTATGTTTAACCGAAATGACACAACATCATTAACCGAAACACAACCCGTGTTTCAACTATCGACTGAACCTAGAGCACTTAATCCTAACAATTCGATTCCATCAAGAACATATGCTAGGGCATCAATCTCTTCAATGATCTTCAACCGAATCGCTATGGATGCTAGTGCGGTTAAGTTTCAACACGTTAAATTGGCTGAAGATAAAGAGAATCAGACTGTCCAGTATGGGTCCTCATTGCAACGATTATTTGAAGTTGAAATGAACATGGACCAGTCCGCTACAGATTTCTTTCATGATTTAGTATATTCTCTATTTGATGAAGGGGTTGTGGCTGCTGTTCCAGTCGAAGCAACTTTAGACCCAACTCAATCTGAGGCGTATGATATTAAGTCAATGCGTGTTGGTAAAATTATGGAATGGTTTCCTACAAAGGTTCGTGTAAAACTTTATAACGAACATAAAGGGGATTTCTCAGAGGTTATAGTACCTAAGAAGATGTGTGCGATTATCGAAAATCCACTAGCAAATATTTTAGGTAATGACAACCCAACTATGAACCGCCTAATTCAAAAATTGTCTATCCTAGATAAACAAGATATTGATGCGGTCGCTAATAAATGGAACATGATTCTTCAACTTCCTGTCCCTGTCAGAAATGATATCAAGAGAGCAGAAGCTGATGCACGTGTGAAAGATATTGAGAAACAACTTCAAGATTCTAATTTGGGTATTGCATATATTACTGCCGATGAAAAGATTACTCAGTTGAATAGACAAATTAATTCCAACCTAATGGATGAGATTAAATATTTGACAGATGAATTGTTAAGCCAAATCGGTTTGACTAAAGCAGTATTTGATGGTACCGCTAATGCGGAACAAATGCAAAACTATTATACAAGAACAATTGATCCTATTGTTACACGGATTCAAGAAGAATTTCAACGAAAATTTATAACCAAGACTGGTTATACCCAAGGCCATCGTATTGTTACTTATAGTGACCCATTTAAATTGGTACCTACAAGTCAACTTGCTACGATTGGTGATTCTTTGCTTCGTAATCGAATTCTTACTTCTAATGAATTCCGTGCAGTCATCGGATACGGTCCTATCGCCGACCCTATGGCTGACCAATTGTATAATCCAAATATCTCTGACGCTCGTCAGAATGTGTCTATTCCTGGGTCTGTCGGGTCCCCTGAAGGTCAATACGATGAATACGCTCAATACCCCCAAGATGGAGAGTATTCGGAAGAGGACTTTCAAAATGGCGGCAAATAATGATGGAGGAAATGTCGTATAATGGATAAACATCCCAAGTATGATTTCGCGGGTTATGTAACTCGTAACGACACTCGTTGTACAGACGGTGTTATTATTCGACATGGTGCGTTTAAAGACAATAACGGACAGAAGGTTCCTCTGGTTTGGTCACATGATCATAGTACGCCAGAGAATGTAATCGGTCATGTTATGTTGCATCATGCGAACGACGGCGTTTACGGCGAAGGATATTTCAACAATACTCCAAAAGCCCAAAGCGCCAAAGAACTCGTACAACATGGAGATATCTGGTCGATGTCAATCGGTGCAAATCGTATCAAACGTACGCCCCAAAATGACGTTATCCATGGTAATATCTATGAAGTATCACTTGTAGTCGCCGGAGCCAATCCAGGCGCTGTTATTACGGAAGTGTTACAGCACTCCGATAATCCTAATGAAGGGGAAACTATTATAATGGAAAGTAACGAACTTTTACATAAAGCAAACGATGTTTTGCTTGGACAAGAACGTATTAGCCTCTTCGACCGTATTCAACACGCGGACGAAGGTGAAGCTACTGATATCATGGATGGAGTTCTTGGAACTCTTGATGAAGATCAACAAGAAGCAGTCGCTATTCTTACAGAAGCTGCGGTAAACGAAGCTTTGGAACAACATGAAGCTGCAATTGCAGAAGACTTTGAAGATGCTGTAGACGAACGTGTTGGTGAAGTTTTGAGCGAACTTGCCGAAGAATACGATGATGACGATGAAGAAACCGAATTAGAACAATCTGCCCTAGGAGGACAAATCATGCACTATAATGCATTTGGACAAAATGTAAATGACGAACAAGAAATTCGCCACTCACTTGAAGCTGCTATGGAAACCGCTAAAAAAAGTGGTCGTACAGTAGGTCAAGTTCTTTCTGAAATGGACGGTGGCGACACTCTTAAACACTCAATGAACAACATTGACAAACTTTTCCCTGATCATGCGCTTCAAGGCGGAGTACAAGTAATCTACTCTCCTAACACTGCTACTGAACACATTCTTAAAAGCGTAACAAAAGTACCAACTGCATTTGTTAAATCTATCATGACAGACCTTTCTGACTTGACTGATGAACAACTTCGTGCTAAAGGTTATATCAAGGGAACTGAAAAGAAAGAACAAATCATTTCTTTCTTGTCTCGTAAGACAGACCCACAAACAATCTATAAAAAACAATCAATTGACCGTGATGACCAAATTGATATCGGTCAACAATTGAACGTTGCTGCATTCTTCAACCAAGAAATGCGCATCAAGTTGAACGACGAAATCGCTCAAGCAATCCTTGTATCTGACGGACGTGCTACTGGTGATGCTGCTAAAATCAAAGAAGACAAGATTCGTCCAATCACTAAAGACGAAGACTTCTACACAATCAAAGCAACTTACAACCCTAACGCTCTTCTTGACTTGTTCGAAACTGTTGCTACTGAGAAAACTAAGATGCTTGGTTCAGGAACTCCATCACTTTACGTGAACCCTCTATTCTTGACTAAACTTCGTTTCCTCCGTAACAAGAACGAACAATGGGTATTCGGTGGCCAACAACCAGCTACCAAAGAATACCTTGCTTCATTGTTTGGTGTTGCTGAAATCGTTGAAACAAACTTCTTGAAACCAGATGAAATGATCATGGTTAACTTGGCTGACTACCAAATCGGTACAAACCGTGGTGGTGAAGTTAACACATTTGAACACTTCGACATCGACTTCAACAAACAGAAATATTTGATTGAAACTCGTTTGTCTGGTGCGCTTACTCGTGCTAAAGCTGCGGTATACTTCAAACCTGCTGCTGGATCTGCTGCTGGATCTGAAGCTGCTCGTACAGGAGTTCCTGGGGGATAATCCATGAAGTTTAGCGGAAAAGCTGGTTTTAGAATTGATGACGTAGAAATCGAACTCGGAGTCTACGAACCCAAAGTAGTTGTTAAAGCTATCAAAGGGGATGTGGTAAGTAATCGTTACCAACATCAAAATAGCGACAAATCAACAATTGATAATGTTCGCATTACCAACCAGCTGTCAATTGTCGCTAATCAATTTTTAAATGAACACATCGCAAATTTAACATACGTTGAATTTCAGGGGGTTAAATGGAAAGTCGAAAGTTTCGATATCCGACCTCCTCGCGTTGTTGTTAGTTTGGGAGGGGTCTATAATGAGCAAGCAACGACTTGACGTGCATAACATTATCCTGAAAGCTGTTGACAAAACTGGTGAGAGGTACAAAGTTTATTACAACCCTGTATCAAACATAAAACTCGAATACCCTTGTATTATTTATCGACGAAAAGGGATTCATCAAAGACATGCTGATGATATTCGATATCATACGCATATGTCCTACCAACTTACAATTATTGATAAACGAGTAGAGTCTCCTGTTGTGGATGCTCTACTTGAAAATCAATACTGTACTTACAACAATGAGTTCGTATCTGAGAATATGAACCATACTATTATGACACTTAATTCTGGAGGAATTACAAATGGCTAAACTAGTATTTGACGAACTAGGAAAACGTTTCTATGAGACCGGTGTATCGAATGCCGTTCTCTTCCCACAAGCAGACGATGGAACATATCCTAAAGGTGTTGCTTGGAATGGTATTACTGCTGCTAACGAATCACCATCAGGTGCTGAGTCTAATGACCAATACGCAGACAACATGGTATACTTGTCTCTAACAGGTGCTGAGAAATTCGAAGGAACTATCGAAGCATTTTCTTCACCAGCTGAATTTGACGAATGTGACGGTATGAAAGAAATTTCTAAAGGCCTCACAGTTTCACAACAAACTCGTAAACCATTCGGTTTCGCGTACAAATCAATCCTTGGTAACGACATCAAAGGTAACGACTATGGCTACAAACTCCACATCTGGTACGGATGTAAAGCTGCTCCATCAGAACGTTCTCACTCAACTGTGAACGACAGTCCAGAACCACAAAACCCATCATGGAGCATTTCATCAACTCCTGTTGCTGTGCCTGGAGCTAAACCATCTTCAGTATTGACATTCAACTCAACTACAACTCCTGCTGACAAACTTAAGAAGATCGAAGATATTCTTTACGGAACTGACGAAGCAGATGCTCGTCTTCCATTGCCAACTGAATTGCTTGAATTGTTGAAATAATTTCTAAATAGGAGGTATTGACTTATGCTTAAACAAAAAGTAACATATGAAGATTTCGACGGTAACAAACAAGAAGAAACTCTATATTTCAACTTGAACCGTATGGAATTGATTTCTTTCCAAAAACGCTATGGAAGCGAAAACATGGAAAACTATATCAATAAATTGATCGAAGAAAAACAAATTGAACCTATGTATGATTTGTTGAATGACTTCGTTCTTACTGCATATGGTGTTAAATCGGAAGATGGTAAACGCTTCATTAAGAGCGACCAACTTCGTGAAGAATTCAAACAATCTCTTGCTTATGAAGCATTGATTGAAGACTTCCATGATGATTCTCGTAAAGTTCTTGAAAACTTCATTTCTGGTGTTACTGCACATATTCGTGGACTTAATACAGCTGCTGCGGCCGCTGTGGCTAACTAGTTATTGAAATTGAAAAAAGGAGGCGTGGATTTTACCCGCCTCTTTTTGTTTTTATAAAATGTTTGAGGTGTGAATATTATGTCTGAGTTTTTAACTATAACTTTGGATGAGCTTGAAATGTGGGATGATAGCATATCTCAATTTATTATGACAGAACCCAAAGAAGATATTACTTTCAAATATACTCTAACCGTATTAGACAAGTGGGAGACGAAGTATAAGAAAAGGTTTATTGACAATTCTGCCAACATAGAACAACATGAGATTCTTGATTTTATTGTTATGATGGCCGATAAACCGTTTGATATATCTCGTCTAACAGAAGCTAATTTTAGGGAAATTTTAAAGTATATGGAAGATACACCCAGTGCTACAGAATTACCAAAAAACAATAATTCTAGTAGAGGTAAAGAGTATCGCCGTAAGAAAATATTTACATCTGAGATAATTTATGCGATGATGGCTTTGAATCATATACCATTTGATTGGGAGAATAGAAACCTTAATAAATTGATTATGTTATTGAATTGTGTAGGGGCATTGCAAGAACCTCCTAAGAAAATGACACGAGCCGAAGCAATGGCAGAACATCAACAACAAGTTCTTCGAAATAGAAAAATAATGGAAGAAAGGAGGAAGCAGATGAATGAATAATTATTTAGGATTATCTACACAAACCGTTTTAGAACACCACGGAGTCAAAGGAATGAAGTGGGGTGTTCATAAACTTTATGATGGTCATAAGAAAAATCTATTGTATTATTATAAACAAAAAGGGATGACCGATGAAGAAGCACAAGCTAAGTTACAAAAACGGCTTAGAAATGAAAAGATTGCTTTAGGTACTGCAGCAGCGGTAGCAGCCGGGGTGGCTGCATATTATGGAAAAAACTATGTCCAAGACGAATTTCTAGGTCGAAGTTTCAAAGCCGGCAAAAAAGTTGACACTGTGACATCTGCTACCAAATTCGATAAAGACCGTCATATTTATGCTGCGTATAGAAAACATGATAAAATGAAATATCGTGGAATTTATGGAGGACAACGGGCTCGACAACGTAAAAATCCATTTATGGTTCCGGGGGAAGTTCGAAAAACTCAAGGTCTAGATAAAGAAGATAATATCATAACATTAATGGCTAATAAAAAGTTGAAGATAGCGCCTAATAGAGCTGCCAAAAAGACTTTTAAAGAGCTTTATAAGAATGATTCTGATTTTAGAAAAATGGCCGATGAAGTTACAGTAGGACTTAGAGCGGCTGATTCTAGATTTAGAAAAGGATCCCCATATGAATTATTTAATGTTGCTCTTGCTGCTCAAGGGAAAGATGCTGATGCGACAAAGAATATTAATAAGTTCTATGGTAAATTGAAAGAAAAAGGATATGCTGGATTATTGGATATCAATGATAGAAAATTCTCTGGATTTAAATCTAAGAACCCTACTATATTCTTTGATCATAAGAATCTCATTAAAAAGGGTTCTAAGAAATTGACCGACGACATCATCAGTGATAGTGAGAACAAACTAGAAACTATCGCGAGACGAGCTATGTACGCCAAACAAATTGGTGGTAATGCTGCCGCAGGAGCGGCGGTTGGTCTTATTTCTAATGAAGCAGCAATGACTGCCGCTAGAAAACTAGATGAGAAGAAACGTAAGGAGGCTAATAAATAATGCCAATTCACGTTTCTGGAGATTTCGGAAATTTAGAAAAGTTTTTAAAACGACCTCGAACGTCCGATTTGGATTCTCTAGGGAAAGCTATTGTCAAAGCACTTGCCGATGCTACTCCTACAAAATCAGGACTAACTGCGCAGTCATGGGGGTATAGGATTGTTAATACTTCAAGAGGACAAGACTTAGAAATTTACAATACGCATATTAATGACGGAGTAAACATTGCCATAATTTTACATTATGGGCATGGTACGGGTACCGGAGGATATGTTCCTCCAAGACCTTATATTGACGAAGCTATTAATTCGGTATATAAGAAAGCAATTAATAAAATTTTAGAAGATTATCTAAAATAGAAAGGATATTTTATGGATTATTACTCTATTCAATCTTCCAAAGATGTCATTGAGCACTTCGGAATCAAAGGTATGAAGTGGGGACGTAGGCGTTTGAAAAAGAAGTTTTCTTCTCTATTTAAACCATCTTTGCAATTTGATGCAAAAACTGGTAAACCTATAAAAGGTCAACCTCGTTATAATGATGCTAAAAAATTTCATACGTTATCCGTTCAAGAGAAACAACGTAAAGATAAACTCGGAATGAGTCCTGAAAATATTAAGAAATACGATTCTTTATCTGAAAAATTATGGACCGCAGATAAACATAATAATGGTAAAGAGTTCGATCGTCTATGGGCAGAACGAGAAAAGTTTGTTAAGAAAACAAACCCATCTGCTAGAATGTAGAAAGGTAAACTATGGTTGGATATGTAGATGAAAAAGTCGCCAAGGTCACCTTAGATAACAAAGGCTTTTCCAAGAATGCTGATGACACTGTCGCCGCATTGGAACGAATGAAGAAAGCTTTTGGTAAAGTCAATGGTAAAGATGCGACTAAAAACATAGCCTCAGACATGTCAGAGATGACAGACACAATTTCAAAATCGACACAAAAGTCTGAGGGATTACTATCTCGCCTTAAAGGAATTTTTAACCGAAGCGCAAAAGGTATTGATATGTCTGGCGCTGGACAATCTATTGATAGGATGAATACAGATGTCGCTAGCAAAACAGCTACTACATCTTCAATTCTATCTAGGTTGAAAGGTATTTTCCAAAAGGCAGATAACCATCAAGGGTTTCCGAACTCCATTAAATCTATTGATGGTTTGAATTCAAAAGTGTCGGGGTTCGATGCAAGTCCCCTATCTAATGCTTTCGCTAAAGCAGCTAGTTCTGTACAAAATTCTCTATCTATCATGGATATTGCTTTGGGTAATGTCTTAGGTGGAATGATTCAGAAAGCTATGAGTTTTACTGGACAATTCTTTAGAGGATATGGTGATGGTTTAGAAGAGTACAAAAACAAACTTGGTTCTGTTCAAACTATCATGACGAATACCGAATGGGAAATTCCAGATAGTTCAGTTCGTATGCGAAGAGTTTCTGGTGCGTTGGAAGACTTGAATGACTACGCTGATAAAACCATTTACTCGTTTGCAGATATGACTCGAAACATCGGAACATTTACCGCTGCTGGTGTTAGCTTGGATAAATCAGCAATCGCTATTAAAGGTATTTCCAACTTGGCCGCTGCTTCTGGATCAAACACCCAACAAGCTAGTATGGCGATGTATCAATTGTCTCAAGCGTTGGCTGCTGGTCGTGTAGGTCTACAAGACTGGAACTCTGTAGTTAACGCGGGTATGGGTGGTAAACTATTCCAAGACCGATTGACACAAACTGCAGAAAAGATGGGTCATGCTCGAGACATGACCAAGTCATTCCGTGACTCATTGAAAGACGGATGGTTAACGACTGAAGTATTGCTAGAAACTCTTAAAGAGTTCTCGACAGATGAGTCCATGCTTGACGCCGCAACAAAAGTTAAATCATTTGGTCAATTAGTGGATACCGTTCAGGAAGCTATTGGTTCTGGATGGGCTACTACATGGGAATATTTCCTTGGAGGTTTCGAAGAAGCCAAGTCCATGTGGACTAGTATTGGCGATATTGTTAACCCATTCATCAATGACGACCAAGGTAAATATTGGGACTCTGTTCTAGAGATGGAACGAAGCCTTGGTAACTATCGAAATGCCATGCTCAAAGTATGGAAAGATTTAGGCGGACAAGAAGCTTTATTTAATACCATTAAAAATAGTTTCGAAATAGTCTTTAAAGTTATGACTAAATTCCGAGAAGGATTTAGATCCGTAATTGGTGACTATAAACAATCCGCTCAAGTTTTATTTGGTGTTACTAAAGCTATAGAAGCTATATCTAATAGTATAAAGAATAACATATTCTTATATAAAACTGCTAGCTCTTTGGGTAAATTAATGGGTAATGTCTTCAAAACATTGGGATGGATACTCAGTAATATTGGTGCAGGATTCAAAACAGTCGGATATTCTGCAGGAACAATTTTACAACCCCTGAGCGTGGCTATAGATAAAATCTCAAGATTTCTTGAATCTCTGAGATCCGCTTCTAAATATAGTACCGGATGGTTCTATTTGGGACGAGCTATAGCTAATGTTTTTAACATTATAGGTTCATTGGGACGTATTGCATTATCTATTATTAATAGTTTATTACATGTTTTCTTTAAAATGTCATCCGGAACTGACATATTTGCTCGGTTAATGGCAATATTGTCTATCGCTACATCTAAACTATTATATTTTGTTCAATCCATAGAAAGTGCTTTAAATAAATCCGAAGGTCTTCCTAAAATGGGAGCTATATTTTCTAAAGTATTTTCTACAATATCATCGTATGCATCAAAAGTTGGAAATGTAATACATCAAATGATGTCTGCCATTTCTAATGCATTTTCTTCTTTCAAAAAAGATATTGACGTCAATGGCTTTGCTCCCGTTATTTCTAAAATGTTTAAAGACATGTTCTCGTCTGTTATGAAGAACATAAACGAATTTAAACAAGCTATTTCCGGAGTTGATATTATGTCAATTCTAAAAGTAGCATTTGGTGGTCTCGCCAGCTTCAGTATTTTTAAACTTTTTAAGAAGGATAAAGGTGGAAAGAAGAAAAGTGTTCCGATTATTGGTCCATTATTGGATGCGTTGAATGACTTAATCAAAAAAGGCGATAAAATCGTAGATAAAGTACGTGAAATTTTAACTGGTTTAAAAGGAGCTATTGAATCCTTTACAACTGGTTTAAAAACCGGATCATTACTTATGATTGCAACATCAATAACGATGTTGGCTTTATCTATGAAAGTATTAGCAGGAATGTCTTCCGATGATTTAGTTAGGTCTGTAGGAGCAATCGCAACTGTTAGTTATATTTTAACAGGGGCAATGAACCGACTTTCTAAACTTAATAATATTCCTCCCGGCACTACAATGAATCTTATTGGATTTTCATTTGCTGTAAGAATGCTTGCTAAAGCAATGGCCGAAGTATCTAAATTAAGTTATGAAGAATTAATGAAAGGCGTCGGCGGCATATCCGCGGCATCACTAGTTCTTTTAGGAAGCATGAAGATACTCTCTAAAATCGACGAAATCAAAGTAAATCCATTGAAACTTCTTGGTTTTGTTTTCGCACTTAAGATTTTAGTTAGTGCAATGAAAGATCTTGTCAAATATAATCCTGACGAACTCTTAAGAGGTGTCGCATCAATCGGGACATTGATGGTTATGTTAGCTGGATCTATGGGAATGATGGATGGTGTAGAAGTTAAAGCTAGAACGTCTATGGCAATGCTATCATTTGTATTGTCTATTAAAGTATTAGTAAGCGCGATTAAATCCGTTGCCGATATGAAACCCGAGACATTATCCAATTCTGTTTTAGCAATAGGTACAGTAATGGCAGCGCTAGTTGGTTCTATGAGAGCTCTAGATGGCGCTAAAATTAATACTTCTGCTATATTTGGAATGATTGTGTTTGTTGGTAGTGTTAGCGTCTTAGTTAAAGATTTACAAGCTATTTCCGCAATAAATGTGGATGCTTTAATACCTGCTGTTTCTATATTAGTTACTATTATGGGCAGCTTGGTTATGGCAATGCATGCCGTAGAGGGGGCTAAAGTTAATAAATCAGCCATGGCAGCTATGATTATATTTGCTGGTAGCGTTAAAGTATTAACTATGTCTCTTACAGAGATTTCAAATATTGGTTCGGATAAATTGGTATCATCAGTACAAACACTAGCTATCTTAATGGGCAGTCTAGTTGCCGTTACTCACTTATTGGACGGGGCCAAAGTAAATTTATCGGCTATATTAACCCTGATAACTTTTTCTATTTCTGTAAAAGTATTAGTGTCTAGTTTGACCAATATTGCGAATATTGCTCCCGATAGACTAGAACCGGCTATGAATTCTCTTATGGGTATATTAATAGGATTAACCGCTATAACGGTAATTCTTACCAATATGTCTGGAGGCATTCTTAGTGCTATAGGAGCATCTATGGTATTACTATCGTTTGTTCCTGTATTGTTGAGTATTGGATTTGTAATGACACAACTAGCAGCAATCCCTTGGAGTGGTATGCAAACTGCACTTATAGGATTGGGTGTAACACTAGGCGCTTTAGTAGCGTCCGTTGCCATATTATCGACATTAGGTGCATCTAGCTTAGTAGGTGCTGCGACATTATTAATGTTGTCGACATCACTAATTGCTATTGCCGTTCCTTTGAAAATGTTAGGTAGTATGTCTCTGGCTCAAATTGGAGTGGGGTTAGTTGCTATCGGTGGGGCGTTGGCTATATTATTAGCTGCAGGTGCCCTTGCGGCTATGGTTGCTCCTGGACTTGCTATATTGGCAGTAACTCTCGTTGCTATTGGGGTTGCTGCTATTGGTATTGGCGCCGGTGCCTTACTAGGTGCTATGGCCTTAGATATTTTCACCAAGGCTTTAATGAAACTATCAATGATAGGTGCTACAGCAGTTGTAAATATAGTTAAAGCTTTTGATGCATTTGTTCGCTCTTTAGCACAGAATGCTCCATCAATTGTTTCTAGTCTTATTAAGGTCGTTTTAACAGCGTTAAATGGCCTTGCTGTTCTTATACCTGAATTTGTTAATTTCGGTCTGAAATTACTTTTAGGATTAATTGAAGGTATAACTAATAATCTACCACAATTAATTAATGCTGCAGTTAGATTGTTAACAGAACTTGCTACTGCTATAGTAAACAATATGTCTATTATAATAAATGTTGCTATTGATATAGCTGTAACATTTATTGAAAAATTAGCCGCTGGTTTAGTTGAAAATAAAGATAGAATAATTTCATCTTTACAATCACTATTTTTGTCGTTATCTGAAATAATTGTCACAATAATAAAAAGTTTGGCCGGACCAGTATTATCAGCAATCGTCGAGGTTTTAACTCCGGTTAGAGATTTCATCATTACATGGATACAAGAAATTGGTCCTGTAATACTTCCATTTTTCACTGCTATAACAGACACTTTACAAGTCTTATTTACTACTGTATCGGAAATAATTAGATCTTTAGCCGATGTTATTATTTCAATTATTGGTGGTATTGAAACTGTTGTTAATGGTGTTGTTTCTATAGTTACTGTAATCGGAGAAACTATCAAAGCATTCATTCAGGGCGTTGTTGATGTTATTAATGCCATAGCCAACGTTATTACTGCTACAGGTGATTCTATTCGTTACGTTCTCGAAGGCGTAGACAATATTTTTGTATCGTTCGGTAATAATGTTAAGACAACTCTCGAAGGTGTGTCAAATGTTATTAAGACATTCGCTGAAGGTGTTAAAACTGCCTTAGAAGGCGTTGGTAAAATATTTGAGTCCATTGGTACTGCTATTAAGACTGCTCTTGATGGTGTTGCTGATGTCATTAGAGCTGTTGGAGATGCTGCTAAGAGCTTTGGTGAAGGATTCAAATTATTTGGTGAAGGTGTTAAACTTGTAGGAGATTATGGTGCAAGCGCGGCTACTGGATTGGCTTCATTAACCGTTGAGGTTGCTAAACTAGGTGCGTCTGCTTACGCAGGTAATCTTCAAGGATTTACTAAAGATATTAAAGATTTAGCTACTGCATGTACATCATTAGCTGGTTCTGTCAGTGGTTTATCTGCTACTGCAACTGCTATGAACATGATTAGTGTTAGTGCTTCTTTATTATCGGGAACCTTACCTACAGTCAACACGGCATTCATCACAATGTCCACAAGTATGACCACGTTATCCACTTCCATTACACCAGTTTCAACTGCATTTACAGGATTAATTGCTCCGGTAACTGCGTTGATGACTACATTGACGTCTGTATCTGCTGTGTTCATGAATTTGAACATGCAATTCCAGATGTTGTCTCTTGGTATGTCCGCTTTAGATGCAAGCATGCTCGGAATTCAAAATGGCGTCACTTTGCTGTCAAGTTCATTCTCAGCAATGCCTGCAATCATTGAACTCTTCAATCAGTCGCTTATTACAACCCAACAAACCATGAATACATTCTTCATGGAATTGACGAATTCATCTACTGGATTCGCTACCTTGTCTCAAGCGGCTATGGAAGGTATGATGCAGATGCAAATGGCTGTACAAACCGGTATGATGAATATCCAAACAGTTATGCTAAGTGGTATTTCTACATTAGCGGCTGCGGTATTCATTGGTTTTACAGAAGTTACTAATGCGGTAACCATGTCGATGACATCTGTATCAACAGCTGTGCAAACTGGAATGCTAGGAGTAGTTACTTCTATTTCTACATCAATGCAATCAGTTGCTACTGCAACATCTACTGCATTTTCTGGTATTTCGACAGCCATTCAAACAAGTATTAGTTCTATTTCTGCTAATATCAACCAAGGTATGAGTGGAGTATCTCAAACTATTACGTCTAGAGTACATGAGATTCAAAACTCATTTACTCAAATGAATTCTACTGTTAACCAAATTGTAAGTACAATGATGGCTGCTATGTCTAGCTCCATTTCTTCTGGAATGAGCTCATCGGCATCTAGAGTTTCCTCTGGTATGAGTTCTATCATTGGTATTGTAAGTAGCTATAGTGGTTCTGCTAGAAGCGCCGGTTATAATGTAGGTTACTATATTTCTGCCGGTGTTGCTGATGGTATGAACGCTAATATGTGGGCTATCGAAAGCGCTGCTAATAGAATTATTAGTAAAGCTAGAGAAGCTGCTCGAGCTGCTGCCGATATTCACTCACCATCAAGATTGTTTGCCAAAGATGTTGGTAAATTTATCCCTATGGGGGTTGCTAAAGGTATTGGCGACGCTATGCCTAAGATGGTAGATGAGGTTACTGATTCATTCGGTAAAGGGTTCTCTGATGCTGCGGATAGTGTGGTTAGTCAGGGCGATGTCTTCGCAAATGCTGTATCTGATGCAGTCAATAGTGTAAGTGATATGCTTGATGTAGCTATTGATGATATGAGCTATGCACCGACAATTACTCCAGTAGTGGACATGAGTAATCTCGACAAAATGAAAATGTCTGATTATTCATTAGATTATAGAGGACGTATTTCTACTCCGACACCACTATACGGCGTGCCACAACAATCAAACACATCCACAGTTGTTAACAACGATAATTCTAAGAAAGAATATAGCGTTAATGTTAATGTGGATACTGGCGGTAAACCTGTCAACACTAAAGAACTTGCTAGAGAAATTCAAAGTCATATTAAGTCATTCGACGATCAAAGTCGTCGAGGAAAAGGTGAGGAGGTATTCTGGTAAGAACTATGAAACCTGGATATTTTATGATTAATAATAACAGTTCAGAGGCTTTAAATGTTGTTATTCAGGAACGTCCTAATATTCCTGCTCCGAAAAGGAGAGTCTCATTCATATCGCCAGCTTCCTATGAAGGGGAGTTGGCTTACGATGATGACGGATATGAACCAACAGAATTTGAACTGAAATGTTTCTATGATGGTAGAAGTCACGGGGATAATGACTGGGATATTTCTACTGCTCGAAACAAAATCTATACGTTATTTAATCAAGGTATTGGTGAATGGATTCCATTCATTCCATATTTTGATACCAAACATATTTATTACATCATTCTCATGGAAATGGAGTTTGAGAATAAATATTACTATGATGGTTGTATTAGTTTTACTGCGAAACTTAAATGTCAACCATACAAATATGTGAAAGACATTGCTCCGTTTAGAGTTAATAACGGAGAATTTGTCAGTAATCCAACATTATATACAGCAAAACCTGTAATCTCATTTTCTGGAGTTAGAGGGAATCTTTCGTTGACTGTTGGGAACACTACTATGTTGTTTAAAGATTTGAACAATGAAAATGTATTCATTGATTGCTCTTTATATGCGACATATTCTAAAGATGGACGGACCATTCGAAATCTAAACAACAGAACCGTTGGTAAGGATTTCTTTGAATTAGCTCCGGGAGTGTCTAAAAATAAATTTACTATTACAGCTGACGGACAGAACCCTGCTTCTGTTATTCCGACATTAACTGTCACGCCTAATTGGAGGGTTCTAGTATGAGACCTATTTTATATGAACAAAACGAAACCTTGTTCGAAAATAATGGTATCGGTATCCTCCATGATGCAGAGACTTGTATTGTTACCGAAGTTCGAAATGGTGAATTTGAATTGGAGATGGAATATCCTCTCAACGGAGATTGGATTTCTGAGATTCGTACAGAACGATATATCTTAGCCAAACCCAATGACTTCGACGAACCTCATGCATTTCGTATTTACGAAACTGATGATGATTTAGATGGTAAGAAAAGAACTGTTAAGGCTGTCACATCTACCGACAGTCTTAGCGGTATTCTTGTAAAACCATTCGCTGCCGTAACATCTACGCCTATGGATGTATGGGCTAGAATTAAAGCGCATGCTGTAGACCCAGTTAATATCAATTTCGCTACGGATATTACTACAACGGCTGCTATGCAACACGATGAGATTAAGAATGTCTTGTCATTAATTAGCGGTACTGAGGGGTCTATGGTCGATGCATTTGGAGGAGAAGTTCTAAGAACCAACAACCAAATATATCTATATCGTCGAAGAGGACATGAAAGAGTTACTACAATTCGTCCTAGGAAGAATTTGAAGAACATCAAGATTGTCACAAGCATGAGTGGTAAATATACCAGCATTTTACCATATGCCAAATATACTCCTGAAGGTGAAAATCAGAAGGAAGTTGTTGTATATGGTGATGTGGTCAAATCAAAATATTATAACGACTATTTTACTAAACGTATGAGTCCTATTGACGTAACAAGCAAAGTCAAAGAGGGCAAAAAAGACAACGAAGTAAAAGTTATCACCAAAGATATGGTTGATAAAGTCTCTAAAAAATATTTTGAACAGAACTACGGGGTAGATTTACCAAATATTAAAATTGATGTTGATATGGTTCCTCTAAGTGACACTACTGCGTGGGAAAAAGCTATTATTAAAGCCCTTATTAACATCAAACTTTGTGATACAGTTGAGGTTTACGTCCCGAAAATTGGGGTAAATATCACTGTCAAAGTTAATAAAATTGAATATGATGTTCTATCAGAACGAATTAAAAAGATTTCGGCTAGTACTAGTGGGCACGACCGCGCCACATTAGCTGAAGTTCAACGCGCCGAATGGAAACAGATGACCAATAAAGTTATTGCCGATGTATTGGCTCCTTTAGAAGAATCTGTTAACAACGTAATCACATCTCTTGATGGTAAAAGTAAGAATTTCTTTGGACCAGATACTCCTCCAACTGAGGGATTGAAAGCTAATGATATTTGGTACAAGACTATCGGAGAAGGCGAAGTTGAAATGTATCGTTACGACGGTACACAATGGAATTTAATTATTCCAGCAAACTTTGGGGATGCAATTGATAAGAAAATTGCGGATTATGAGAAAGAAATCAAATCTAAATTAGACGAATTCTCCGTTTCAAACGAACAGATGAAAGCTAAAGTAGATAAAGTGACTTCCGACGCTAATGAAATCCTCAAACGAGCATCTAAAGACCAAGCCGCTCAGATTGCTGCCGCACAATCAAAATTGGAGCAAATTGAGAAGGACTTCAATGCCAATAGAGAGTATTTAACTCGAAAGATTGGCGAACTTATTGCTAGTGGAACACAAGACGAATTGGCTCTAAGTACTTATAAGCAAGAAGTCAATCATCACCTTTCGGAATTAGAGAAAACTATGGTATCTTATGGGGGTGAGGTATCAAATATTAAAACTCTTATTTCTCAAACAAATGAAAAGATTGAACTTGCTGCTGAGAAGTATAAAGAGGTCAAGGGCGATGTGAATGCTGCAAAAGCTCGTCTAGAACTCATTCCAAATGAAATTAACCTAGCAGTATCTAATGCGAGCGGTGAATCTAAAAAATACACTGATGCTCAAATTAAACTTAGTGAAGGAAGAATCACATCTTCCGTTACTAGCAGTTTAAATGGTACTGTCAGCGGTCTTATTTCATCTAGTGTTGTACAAGAGGCCGGGGTTATTCGTCAAGCCATTAACGCTTCTAAGAATGAAATGTTAAATGCCGCACGAACAAACACCAATACTGTTGTTGAAACTAAAATCGGAGAACTCCGACAAAGCTTAGTGGAGACAATGAAGTCTATTCCTAAGAAGTATGGTGGTCGAAATTATATTTCTCGAAGTGATAGACCTATACGCTCTGGTGCATACGTACTTAACGGTAATGGATTTCAAGTTTTCCCGGGTTATTCTTTCGTTGGTGGACAAACTCTTAAAGAACTTGGGTTGAAACTTAACGACCGATTGATTATTCAATACAAAATTAAGTTCGACTCTAGAGTAACTAATTCTAGATCAGTTGCTGAATTTTATTCTAATTCAGGTTATATTGGTTCGTGGCCAGAAAACATTCCTGAGTACCCCGCTATTACACAAAAGAACATTTCTAGTGATGAATGGGAAACTAGGGTCGGTTACGTAAATTTAACCGAGGAATTATTGAATAAAGCAACGAAGATTCATTTCCGTGTTGATGATACAAATAACGTACCATTTACAATTAAAGATTGTATTTTGCATTCTGCTGACTCAGTTGTCGATTGGTCTGCTGCGGTCGAAGATAATCTCTATGATACTGGTGGACAAAATTTATTGAGAAATGGTGATTTCCAACTCAATATTACCGACGAAGAGAAGGCTAAAACTGATTTTTGGAATATTGTCCATTATGGTGACGACCAAGGTATGAAAATCGATGTGGGCAACCACGGATATTCTAACTTTAACCAAGCGAAAGGTATCTTGCATTTTTATGGGACTGCTGGAAGTTATCATTGGCTTTCTCAAAGGGTATATAACCTTAATTTACAAAAAGGGGATATGTTAACACTATCTGCGGATATTGCTATTGAAACTAAAATGACCAATACATGGGATTCGGATAGTATATTCGCTTTTGAAATGGCTACCCGAACATCAACGGGAACAGAAAAATCATATCGACACCATTTTAGAAACCACGAAGATGGTATTATAGATTTGGTGCCTTTTAGACGCGCGTTTAATAGATTCGGTTATTCTTTTGAATTAGAAGAAGAAGCGGTAGAAGTATATATTAAACTTACAGTATTTCCGGGTAAGACTCTGAACGTATATTTCAGAAACTTCCAGTTGGAACAAACTAAATTCATAAATGGATTTAAGAAAAATCCTCTGGATGTAGATTTAACTCAAAATACCAAATTCCAAGATGTTGTGAGTCGTGTGGATTTATTCTCTCGTACTATTGGAGAAAATGAGAATGGTATCAATACCAAGATTGCTCAGATGGTTATGAAGAGTAACGAAATCCAAACATTTGTTGCTAATGGAGGTTCGCCATCTAACAATATTATTTTGGATACCGATACTTTTGAGAATGCTTTATCTAATATAACAATCACTCCTGGAGTAATGGTAAAAGCGCCAACACCGGGAAATTATGGTAAGAATCCTTATCGTATTACTGTATATAAAACTAATGATACGCAACGTTGGAGAGGTGTTAGTTTACCATTAACTATTAACTCAGTTAAAGTTGGTGACACATTCACTGTAAGCTTTAAATATAGAATTAATAGTACTATGCATAAGAGTGGGTCTAGTTCTTATGCTGTTGAATTGAAGGACCATACTCGTAACAAAGGTAAAACAATATGGTCTAGTGGTAATACTATTGAATTTGACAAATGGCTAACATTCAAACGAACATTTAACATCGATAAAGATATGACGTTTGATTCTAAGGATATGCATCCGTTTTACTTCTGGGTTGATAAAGCCGGCGATTTTGAAATTAAAGAAATCATGATGGCTCGAGGAAATAGCTTGCCTGATGAATATAGTCCCGGTTCTTGGGGGTCCGCGACTGTAGTAAATCAATTAAGTAATTCTTATGCTATCCGAGCTTTAAATTCGGCAAATAGTATCGTGAGTGAGGTGAATGTCAACACAAATGGTATTCGCTTTAAAGGTAAAAACCTTGAATTCGACGGTAACGCTCTTATCCATAATGGCGTAATCAAAAACGCCCATATCGCTGATGCAACCATATCTTCAGCTAAAGTCGCTAGTTTAGATGCTAGTAAAGTTGTTGGTTTGGAGGGTGTGTTTGATAAACTTATTGCCGATAAGGGTAAAATTCGAAGAATATGGACTGATGGTATTGATATTGGTAATACCACAACTCTACATGCTGCGAATGGGATTCTAAATATAACTCATAAAGACGGAATAACTAACCGAGTGACTATTAGGTCTAATGGTCGAATAGCTACTCCGGCGTGGTTTAATGGTAGGGCTACAGACTCTGCCGAATATACTCCAGTTATGACTAACGTATGGGTTAATAGTCCTTTGGCGTCAGTTCGAAACGACGTCGATGTATTTGCTGTCCGTGGGTTATTTATGGTCCGATTTAAAGGACAATCCAATGAATATGGTTCTTCTTGTTGGTTATATGTAAATGATGGTTCTAATCAAAATCATACGTATTACGTACCTCTTGAACGTGCACAAACACAAAGTGATTGGAACAAAGGATTTAGATAGGAGAAATATGTACGAAGATAAATCGACAGATAAACTATTACAACGTCTGTCAGCACAAATTGGTTACTTAACCGCAGAAAATATTGAATTGAATATTATGATTGAGGATTTGCGAGAAGAAAATGCCGCTTTGAAACTCAACCAAAATATAGATAATCATATTGAACAAATGAAACAGGAGGACTCACCTAATGAGTAGCTTTAAAATCCGTACCTCTTACCATATTTACGATGGTAATGGAACTGTCGAAAAGACATTATTTGAATTATATACAGAAACACCAACAAACTTGATTACTGTGTATTTACCAGGTAAACATACAATTAACAATGCGTCTGATGAAGCGGATTACGTTCGTAAATGTTTACTAGCATTCCATAAAGAGTATTTCTCTGAAATTGAATTCAAGGAAACTACTAAACAGGTCGACAAATTAAATGAAGAAATCGAACAAAAGAAAGTCGAAGATCAATGTCGTGATAATTTCATTAATGCTATGGTTATGCATACCATTATGTCTGGCAATATTGTTTACGGAGTTGTTTACAAGAAACTTGCTGGACTTCTTGAGAAGGCTCAAGTAGGTAAGACATATCAAGCTAATGATATCGTGGTAATTGAAGACCCTAACCATCAAGAAATCAACGGTGAAGGAAATCTTGTATTTGTGCAATTCAACAAAGAATTCACATATAATGGTGAGCCTGTATCCGATTTCGTTACTAAAGGCCGTCTTGAAATGGACGGTGTAGGTGCTGCTTATCCACTAACTCTCGGACAATAAGGGAGGTTTAAATGATATATTTAGACACTCCTGTCACTATTATTGATGATGGTACAGACCGTTCTATTGGTATCAAATTCTCTGAACCAGAAGCTGGAGATGAGCAAATCATCTCTGGCGTTATTTTTAGAGCGTCTAACGATACCAAAACAGAACTAAATGCCACATGGAAACCTGATAAAGGGACTCTTGTGGTTGATATTCCTAATAATTTAATTAATTATTCAGGATATGCGAAAATTATTATTCCAAAAACAGTATTCTTAATCGATGCTATTACTATGAAATTGGATGTATATTCTCCTAAAGACACTGACGGAGCATCTCGGGTACACTACGGGGAAGATAAATACGCATTCGTGCGTGACTTTGATACAACTAGCAATCAAATCTTCATTGAGGTTGCTACCGATATTGTCAATACTGATTTCTTACGAAGTATTGTTTACAAAATTGTATCAGAGAAGGGTGTTGTGGACAAGGCTGGAACTGCTGTTGATACAGATACTCTTAAGAACGATATTCTTAATCGTGTAACTAAGCTAATTGATATTAAGAAGATTCAAGATGACATCAAAACGGCTTTGGTTGAGTCCATCAATACATTGAAGGACGAACAATCAAAATCACTGCAAAATCAGGAGAGCAAACTACAGGGTATTGAAACAAAAGTAGCATCTCTAAATGCGGAAACTATCAAGTCCGATATTCTTGAAGCATTAGATACTAAAATTCTAACTGCTAAGACAGATATTATTAATTCTGTAGACGTCGCTCAACTTAGATTGGACTTAACAACTCTTGTAACAGAGACATCTAAATCTGATATTGCTGCAGCGAAACAATACGTACAGTCATATTTGACTACGTATTTCGAAGGTAGTGATTTCACAACAAAAATCACGCAATCTATCTCGGACCAACTATCCACAATCTCAAGTGATATTTCCTCGGCTAGAGCTGTAGCAGATGGTGCTAAAGAAGGTCTTGATACTCTTAAGGCTAAGGTTGAAAAGAATACTACTGATATTGTGTCATTAGAACAATTCAAAACCGGTGTATCTGGAGCTATTGCTTCATATATTACTGAAAATCTTACTAGTCAAAAGATTGTCGAAACTCTTAAGACAAACTCTGATTACATCAATGATATCTTCACTGATATGACATCACTTCTTGATGCTAAATATGTTAAGAAGGCTGATGTTACTAAGGTAGATACCATGGATGGAACTCAAGTGACTGTTGGAGAAGTGACGTTCACAATCCCAGTAACGGACAGTTTCGCTAAAGAGACTGACCTAGGTACCTTGAGAGCTAAGGTTGGTTCTGTAGAAAGTTCTATCAGTACTGCCATTGATACCAAGTTGGCTAATGGTGGAGACTATTATATCAAGAACTCAGAATTACACACCGCTCTTGAGGGGTTATCATCTAATTCCGGTAATACTGCCACCACACAAGAAAATAATACCGATACTGTATATGGGGATAACTACCCGTATGACGATAATAACGTAGAGACACTACAGGCTTTACCTGTTGGTGCGGTATATGTTGACCGACGTAAAAAGAACGGTGCTATTAAATGGATTAAAATAAAACCTTATGATAAGGGAGTTCCTCGAAATACTGCAAGGGACTGTTGGAAGGTATTGTATGGCGATACTGGAGAGGTCTTGGCATCAATCACACAAACTGCATTTAGTGGTGCTAAGTTATTGTACCGACGAATTAACTCTAATGTGGAATTAATTTGGGGCGGTTTGTCATGGGGTTGGTTCGGTATTAAGCGTAGAGGCGCTGCTGGATATGTGGCTCACCCATCAGATAGAAACAAATTCTGTGTCATTGTGCCACAGGGCACATTACCGCTAGGATTCGCTCCTACGTCATCCAAAATTGGAAATATTACAAACGATAAGGGTGTTCCTTATGGTACATTCTATATTGGTGGAAACACTGACTCCCGTCAAATTCGTCTACAATTCTTAGAAGATGTACCAGACAATCGTGATATTACTGATATCCGTTTCTCAAATATGGTTTATATTACTGATGAACCATGGCCAGATAGACTTTAATTGAAAGGTTAAACTATGTTAAAAATTGAACGCTTCGAAACTGAAGAAGGCACTAAAGTTGCCGTTGTGGATAACAATCCATATTTCCGTTATGAATATCCTTATGTTCTTACGGAAGAAATGAAGGCTCAATCTGATGCTGAACTTGGAGAAGTTCTAATTGGATTGATTAAAACCCAAGACAATCATACATTGATGTCAACTATTTTGGATGTAACTTTACGTTCTCCATTTATTTACGACTCTCAATTTGCTACTTTGGTAAATTACTTGAAAGAACCTGAATTGGGCGAATCATATTTCCCTGGTCAACAACTTAAACTTCAAATTCCAAATTACGAAGCTGAAGGTTGGGAAGGCGACTTTGCTGTCGTTACAATTAACAAATTGTTGACTATTAAAGAAGATGAGAAAGATGTGTATAAGCTATTTGAAAACTATCACAACAATGGTATTGTCGAAATTTTAAAGTGGCAAGACGTCGTTCATCTGAATCCTAACGACTTTAAAAATAAATAGGATTTGATATGAAGAAATCCGAAAAGATTTTATGGGTAATTAGCATTCTCTCATTCGTGGGAATGTTTACCCTTTTATGCTATGTATTTATTTTGACAAATATGGTTGTATCATACAGAAATAACTATTATGAACTGCTGGATATTATCAGTCAACTAAATACTAAAATTCACTATCCAGGAGGATAAAATGTTAATTATTCATGATAATGAACTAATTCATACCGATAATTTTGATGACATCATTGAACACTTTGGAATTAAGGGTATGAAATGGGGAAATCGTAAAGCCAATAATGGTATTCCAAGAATCGGACAATTCTCCGGGCGAATCAATAAGAATCTAGTTGCTCGTAAAAAAA